AAACCTGAAACCGCAGTTTCAATAAACGGCTCAAGATATTTTGCTCCGTCGCCAAAAGGAAGCGTTGCGGTTGCAAGAAAGACAATTAATTTTTCTGTTGCAATTCCTTCTCCTTCTGCAAGCGTAAACTCGCTTACCGACTGGCAGATTTCTATCGTAGGAAAAGACGACGACAAAGTTTACTATTCAAAATCTGGAAAAACAAATCCACCTTCTTTATTTTTATTTGATGGAAAAAATAATTCTGGCGCAGATTTAGCTGATGGCGAGTACCGTGCAAAAATAACCGCAAAGTATTTGAACGGCTATGAACCTGCGGCTGTTTATTCTCCTGTTTTTGTTCTTGACAATGAAGCTCCAAAAGCGGCTGTTTCTCTTCCGGCGAATACTGTCTTCAATGGAAAAAATAAATTCCAGATTTCGCAGCAGCAAGTTGCGGAGCCAGCCTATACTGGAGAAAAAACTTGGACTGGAAAAATTGTTGATGAAAATAATAATGCTGTAAAGAATTTTGACTTTGACACAGTTCTTCCTGCTTCTGTTGAATGGGACGGACTTGATGACAAGGGACAGTTTGTAAAAGACGGAAAATATAAATATGTTCTTGAAGTTTCTGAGCTTGCAGGAAACAGCAATTTGATGGAATCAAAAGAATTTGTTCTTGACACAAGCAAAACTGAACTTGCGCTTTCTGTAAGTCCGGCTGCATTTTCACCGAACGGAGACGGAATTCAGGACAAAGTTGTTTTGACTCCAGTTGCGAAAGCTTCTAGCGGAATCGATTCTTATGAGCTTAAGATTTTCAATGGAACAGCTGTAAAAACTTTTAAAGGTTCTGGAAAAATTGCACAAGCATATTTAACAAAGATATTTAGGCAGGCGCAGAAGTCTGGAATCATTACAGACTCTTTGAAGGTATATCATCAAGAACAAATTTTACCAAATCAGAATTTCATAGGCAATGAAATTCATGGGGAATTGAAAGATTTTGAAATTATTACTAAAAATACTACGCAAGAATGTTTGAATGAGATTATTAAAAAGTTTAAAAAACTTTATTTCGAAGACAAGATTCCTATTGATGATATTATGGTTGCGGTTGCTAAAAGAGCTGTTGGACCACTTTCCGCGAGATGTGTAAATCAAATTATTCAAAATCTTATCGAATTACCAAAAGAAAAAACGCTTACGCATAAATATTCAGATCAAGTATCTTACGAAATAACGTTTCATGTCGGAGATAAGATTCTTGTTACTAAAAACAACTATAAAGCAGAAACCATTGATGAAGTTAATTATCCAATATTTAACGGTAATATTGGTACTGTATATGATATATACGGAGATACTTTACTTATTAAAATAGATAATAAAATTATGGTTTATGGTCCTGGTGATATTGGCGATTTGCAGCTAGGTTATGCGGTTACCACATTTAAATTACAAGGAAGCGGATACCCTTATGTTATCGCCGTTTGTGATCAAGGTTCTTTCAACCTTTTAAGTAAAGAACATTTATATACTGAAATAACTCGTGCTAAAAAATATTGCACACTTATAGGAACTCCAAAGGCAATCACAACTGCAATAAAGACAACTCGTGTTGTAAAAAAGCAAACTTATCTTGGAGAAATGCTTGCAGCTACTTAAAATTAGTTGACATTATAGTGTTTTTATGTTATAATGAATATAGAAATTTGCATAAAGGAGATGAAAATATGCAAGAAATTGATGAAAGATATCTTTTTGTTAATACCGATCGCGATAAAGCAATAGAGATTTTCGAAAGTGCTATTGAAACAAAATTTGTTGAAATAGAAGCTTTTGATAGTAAATGGTTATCAAATTATCTTACAGGGTACGGTCTTATACCAGAACATTTCTGTGGGTATTTTGTAGAAGGTATTGAAAAACCTTATATGATTACGGATAAAACGGTAAATAATTTGTTCGTCAACGAAGAATTGGCTAATAAATATTTAACGTTAAATTATATCGATAATGAAGAAGAGGTAAAGAATGGATAATAATAAGAAAATTGAAGATTTTGATTTCCTTGACGGTATTCCCCTTGCGGTAGCGCTTCCAGAAGATAGTACGTTGCCGGATCCAGAAAGGCTAATGTATTATGACGGGTTAAAGAATCGTACTTTATATCTCGAAAATGAAATTGATAGAGAATATTTAATCGATTTTTCGAAAATGATTATTGCTTTTAATAGAGAAGATGATGAGAAAAACATTCCTATTGAAGAAAGAAAACCTATTAAAATTCTTATCTTTTCTTATGGTGGTGAAATTGATGCAACACAGCATCTCCTCGATATGATCGCAATTTCCAAAACTCCCGTATATACAATCAATTTTGGTGTTGCGATGAGTGGGGGGCTGTATGTATTGCTCGCTGGGCACAAGAGATTTGCGCTGAAAAATTCACAAGCCTTAATTCACGAAGGAAGCGGCGCAATGGAAGGAACTGCGGAACAAGTTCGTACACATCAAGCTCAATATACAAAACAACTCAAACTTCTTTCCGATTTTGTTCTTGAAAAGACAAAGATTTCTAAAGAACTTTATAGTCGCAAAAAGAAAACAGAATGGTTTATCAATGGTGTGGAACAAGTAGAATACGGAATTGTTGATAAACTCGTTGAAGATATTTCGGAGTTGTATTAATTAAGTATGGAAAAAGATTTGTATGATATTGCTATTATTGGCGGCGGTCCAGCAGGAATGACCGCTGCCATATACGCAGCAAGAGCCGATAAAAAAGTTGTTTTATTCGAAAAGAATATTCTCGGCGGTCAAATGGTAAATTCACCATTAGTCGAAAATTATCCTGGCTTCGAAAAAATTTCTGGCGAAGAACTCGGTTTTAAAATGCAAGAGCAAGTTGAAAATCTTGGAGTAGAAATTGTTTTCGAAGAAGTTGTAAAAATAGTAGATAATTCTTCGGAATATATTGTTTGCACCAAAGAGGATGAAGAAGTATATGCCTATCTCGCAAAAACCGTTATTCTTGCAAATGGTGTAGAGCATAAAAAGCTTGGAGTTGCTGGAGAAGATTTGGCAAATTATTGCGCTATTTGTGATGGACCTTTTTATAAAGGGAAAGATGTTTGCGTTATCGGTGACGGAAATACCGCTGCTCAATATGCACTTCTTTTGAGTAATTATTGTAAAAGTGTTACTATAATTACGTTATTTGATAAATTCTTTTGTGAAAAAGTTTTGCAAGATAGAATTTTAAATAATACTTATATAAAATGGGTAAAAAATTCTGTTACAAAGGGATTTTTAACAGAAAGAAATGACGGAAAAAGTAAAATTACTGCGGTCATTACAGATAAAGAAATGATTCCGACGGAAGGCGTGTTTGTCGCTATTGGGCAAGTTCCTAATGAAACATTGACTGATTTGGCTGAAAAAGATGCTAAAGGTTATGTTATTGTAAATGAAACAAAGGAAACTTCACAAAAAGGAATTTTTGCTTGTGGTGATGTAACGACGAAGAAAGTCCGTCAAATTGTAACAGCGATGAACGACGGTGCGATTGCAGCAACTTCAGCTATTGAATATTTAAATAATTTGAATTAAGGATTATATATGGCAGCTAAAAAGAGTTCTACAGAAACAACAGTTAAGAAAATTAATGTACCAGAAAATATCAGAGATTGCACGTTTTTTAAAAGACTTCCATTTAAACTTGACGAAGAACAATGGAAATTTGTTGAAGCCGTGTGGAACAAAGATAATATTGGTGTATTTTGTAATGCTTGTGCTGGTTCGTCTAAAACAACACTTGCCACCGCAATGGCGTTGCTTATGACAGCGGAATTTAAAATGTATGAATCGATTCATTATATCGTTTCTCCTTGTCAAGAATCGACATTAGGTTTTTTGCCTGGAGGAATTGACGAGAAATGCGCGCTTTACGTAGATCCACTTATTGATGCAATTTTGACTTGTGGTTACGATCCAGACAAACTTATTGTCAAAGAGGACAATATGGAAAACGTTAAAAATGGAACTGCTATTATTAATGCAATTCCATCAACGTTCCTTCGTGGTCGTAACTTCCAAAATTCATTTGTCATTATTGATGAAATACAAAATGCGACAACTCACGAAATCAAAAAGATTTTAAGTCGTTGTCATGACAATTGTAAAATTCTTTGTCTTGGTCATACTGGGCAAATTGATTTGAAATTCCCGCAAGATTCTGGTTTCTCTCGTTATTTGGATTCGGCTCGTAAACAAGATTTTATTGAAATTGTTGAACTTACCAAAGATTATCGCGGTAAATTCTCGCAATGGGCAGATAGTATCTAAAAAATTTTAAAAACCATTCAAATCTCCTTGACTTTATTTTTTGTTTGTGTTATAATATACTTACAAAATAAATTTAAGGAGATAAAAAATGGAAGTTCAAATCACAAATCACGCACATCAGAGATTTAAGGAGAGAGGATATTCTAAAAGTCAACAGAAAATTCAGAACGCTTTTGATAAAGCTTGGAGTTGTGGGAAGACAATTGAAGATTTTAAGGACCATAACCAGAAAAAGTATTTGAAGAATGTTCGAGATGCACATTCTTCCGAAGGTGCGAGATTTATTCGAGTTCTCGGCAATAGAATTTATCTTTTCGGAGATAATTGCGTCGGGATTACTGTTATTGGAATTGATTCAAAATATTTTGGCAAAAGAACAAAGTGGAGAGAGGCTGAAGAAGATGGAGAAGAAGATCGTGTATCAGCAGGATATTTTTGGAGAAGAACACCCGTATACTGTTGACGAAAAAGGTGTAATGCACGCAAAAGACGAAAATGAAACACCAGTTTTATTTGCAGACAAAATCAAAGCATACACTGTTTTAACGTGTTCTAAGTGCTTTAATAGCTGCCGTATTGCTTTTACTGATATTACTAAGGCCAACGTACGTACGTTTAAAGTATGTTGTCCTTGGTGCGAATATGAGAATACAGTAGATTTAAAATATTTTAATAATAAAGCAAAATTTATTTTCGAAAAAGTTTAAAAAATTTTCAAAAATCACTTAAAATTAGTTGACTTTATTTTAAAAGTATGATATAATATGTATGTAAGTTCCTTGGAAACAATGACTGCGAATTATTCGTTTTATATGGATAATTCAACTTATCTCAATGTAGAATTTGACAATGGGTTGCAACGATTTGTCGAAAGAGACTCAAGTGAAAGCACAAATTCCTCAAAATTAAATCTACGAGGAATATGATCACCTTGGGCGCGAAATCCTGCGTAAATGTAGCAAGGGCAGGTAAAAAAGAGTCGAAGAGATGAGAAACTCTATAATTGCACAGCGGGTTATAGATAAGGCTGCCATAGCAAATAACGGAAATCAATGCAGTACGTAAGGGACTGAGAGTTTACTGAGAAACGGAAAATCTCGAAGCTGTATAAATATTGCTTCTTAGCTCAGTTGGTTAGAGCGCGTGACTGTTAATCACGATGTCCAGAGTTCGAATCTCTGAGGAGCAGCCATTAAATTGAATAGCATGTAATGGGAACATATCCGGAGTAGAATACATATGATTAAAATAACAAAATCTTCGTTAGTTAACCTCCCCGATGTCTGCTGATATGGCTGATGGAGTCCTTGCTATTCTTGATGATTGAGGAGTGATGACCTGATAAAGTTGAAATGATATATACTTTGTACGTACTGAAACGTATCAGGCAACCATCGAGACGTTATAGCTCTACCAACACGTTAGATTGGGTAATAGGTAATAAGAGCTTACTTATAGTGTCTTAGAGTAATTTAGTACCTTAAATGAAATAAGTAAATGTAATTCAATTCAAAAGTATTTCTTTAATTTAAGGGTTAGGTAGGAGCGGCTACGTAGACCAACTCAAGAGTGTCTTAGCGTAAAGTAGAAGATAAGAGAAAAATTAATTGAATTAAATTTAATAATAATTTCCTTAATTGGAATTTAAATATTTAGGTCTTTGGTATAATGGTTATTATCTCGGTCTCCAAAACCGTAGGATCTGAGTTCGAATCTTAGAAGACCTGCCAGCACCCTACGGTAGGTATACATACGCGTAGTCCGAAGTTATTGGCGGATAGAGAATTTATACACGATCGGTATAACGTGGGAGGTCACGCTCGAAATAAGAACCTCTCTTATATTGCAGAGTGACGAAATTGGTAGACGTACAAGAATTTGACTCTTGCGACAGAAATGTCATTGGGGGTTCGAGTCCCTCCTCTGTAGCCATTATGCAGAGTATACTTTCATACCTCTGAGAAGAAAGAAGAGAAAGCGGAGTTTGTAAATAATTGCATCGGCATAATTACTCTGGTCAAACTTAAGATTATGCGTTTTGGGGGTATAGCTCAGTTGGTAGAGCACCTGCCCTGCAAGCAGGGCGTCATCGGTTCGAATCCGATTACCTCCACCACGGGCAGAACATTGCCTTGGGCGTATCCTAAAAGTGTTTCCGCGTTAGTTGCGAGAGTACAAGGTCCGATATTTGTCAAAGATACGCTGATTGAATATCGAGAAGTCCGACGAACACCTGACGTTCGAGGTGGCATCAGTTAATTGCCATTATAGGAAGTCGTTTTGCAAGATGATTTGCCAATTAACACAAATACAATGGTGTAAAAGTGTATTATATTTAAGCTTTGTAAGGAAGGAAGCTTTCGGTGAGGTTGTTGAAATCAACGGATATATATGTGTGTGTTCATTGTATTTGAAACCGTAAAAATTATAAATTGGAGTTTTTATGAAAATTTACTTACGAACTTTCAAGGATGTAAATGATTTCGCGAAAATCACTGGAAATCTTGATTGCGAAGTTGTTGTAGAAAGCGAAGATAGAAAGTATAGGGTAGACGGGAAAAGTATTCTCGGTCTTTATTCTCTTGATCTTTCAATGCCGCTGATTCTTTCTGTTCCAGAGAAAGAAGAAGATAAATTCTTTAAATATCGCTGGTTTGAAGAGGAAGATTAAGCCGAATCAAACCTTTCTTTCTGCCAGAAGTAAAAGCGTATTTATATAATCCAAAGAATAGAGGTGATTATTATGAAGTTTTATAGTGAAAAGACGAAGAAGTATTACGACAAGGCAGATGATTGCGTTGCCGATGAAGCCAAATTCGATAAGGAATTGGCGCAAAAGGAAGAAGCTGCTGCTCTTGCAAAAGCAGAAAAGGAGAAAGCAGTTGCTTTGAGAAAAGAAGAGGCAAAGAAAATTGAAGAGAAAATTGCCGAAAGAGCTAAACTCGATAAGGAAATCGATACTTTGATGAACGAATTTACAAAGAAATATGGTTCATTCCATTATACCTTTAAAGATTCGGATTGCAACTTCTCAAATTTCTTTGAATATTTGATTAACCAATTCCTGCTTTAAAAGTTCAAAAACAAAATGGGGTATGGCAGTGCCCCAAATTTTCATTTAGAGGTATTTATGAAATTACTTGAAGATTTATACTTACGTTGTTTAAATGCACCCTATTTTCATACGGAAAACGATGGCGATTATTTCTATGAAATTAAAAACGGTGTTCTTTATTTATATTTTCAATGTACTCATGGCGGAGATGATTGGAAGAACAACTTTGATTTCCCCGCTGTTCCCTATTCGGATATGGGAATTAAATGGAGATGTCACCGTGGATTCCTTCGCGTTTGGAAATCAATTAAACCTCATCTGAAAAATGTAGTTATGAATGAAAATATTAAAGGTGTTTATATCGTTGGATATTCACACGGAGCAGCGATTGCTACGCTTGCTCATGAATATATTTGGTTTAATCGCCCCGACCTTAGAAATAATATGAAAGGATTTGGATTTGGTTGCCCTAGATGTTATTGGGGATTTAAAGTGAAGAAATCTCTTAAAGAACGTTGGGAGAATTTCTATCCAATTAGAAATATTAATGATTTGGTTACGCATGTTCCGCCAGTACTTTTTGGCTTTAGACATGTTCATAAAGTTTTTGAACTTGAAAATCCAGATTTAAAAAATGTGCATAGAAATTATCCAGCAGTTGATGCACATTATGCAGATAACTATATTTACAGTATTCAAAAAGAAAGCGAGCATCCAGAATTTTATGTTAAGGAGAAAGATGAATTATGATTGATAAAAAAGAAATTATGGAGAAACTTCGTAACGCAAAAGATAAACACGCAGAAGCTTGTGAGCGCGGAAATGGTTTGGTTGCTGAATATTATGAAGGGGTAATTGATACCCTTGCCGATGTTCTTGAATCATTGGCTACGATTGACGAATAGGTTGCTGTTGTAAATAACGTATATATGGAAATTATTAAAGATGTTTCCGAAAGACGGTTTGATCAGAGTATTAAATTACTCGTGTTAGATGCTATTTCGGAATCTCGAGATAAAATTATAAAAAGTTTTCAAAAATAATATAAAATCAGTTGACTTTTAAAACCATCTGTGATATAATCTAAGTACAAAATTTAGAGAGGTATTACAGATGGTTTATTTAATTATGGTTGTTGCTTTGGAACTTGCGCTTCTTACGGTATTTATTTTTGGAGATAAATTAGGTTTCCCGCAAGTAAAAATGATTAATGCAAAATATCGTGTTGTTATTTGCGCTATTATTGTTTTGGCGGCGATTATTGATTTCGGATTTATTAAAACCGTTATTTTGGGGTGATTTATGAAAAACGAAGTTGTGAATTGCAAAGAAGAAATGTTAAATAATTTTTTTGTAAGATGTTCTTGTGGCAGAGAAATTATTGAATTTCAGAATTACAAAAAACCTAAAACAGAAAATAGTTGTAAAATCAAATATTATGGTCTTGTAAATAATTCAAAAGATGATTACGCTATTTCCTATGGAACAGAATTTACAATGTCTGTTGAAAATATGGTACGTTTTTGTCATTCTGTATATCAAATGTATTTGTTTTTTGAAGATGAAGAAAATACGGATAGCGTAAAAACATTGGAGTTTAATGATGAATATGAAGGTTCAAAAAATATAATTCGTGTTTACTATTGCGAAAAAGATTCTTATTTATTCATTCAATGTTATTACAAAGATGATTCAGGTCGGAAAATTGATATGTGGGAAATCGGAATACTCGACAATGATAATATTGTTGAGTTTATGGTAACGCTTTTAAAATTTGCAGAAGATATTTCGGAGAGTAAACAAAATGTATTGTTGGAAAATTAAAAAATGTGGCGAAAAAGAATATGAAAAATTTGTTACTCGTAGAAAATTTACTCTTAAATCTTTTAAAAAATATATTTATGATTTAAGATTGGATTTATATGAGGGAAATTGTTGTATCTATCAAGATACACGATATAAGGAGAGTTGAGATGATTAGTAATCATTGTTTTTGTGAAATGGTAAAAGCTGTACGCGCGCAAGATGCGTATATCGGAAAAATTGAAGATGCACTCGGCGTAACTCTTGAAGATGCTTGGAAACCCATGACGGATATTCTCGATGCTCTCGAATATGAGATGGATTGTGGAATTTGGGAAGACGAAGTGTTTGATAGAATTTTCAATACAGAAGAAAAACCTTCGGATATTTATTTCTATCTACTCAATCAAAATAGACCTAAGGAGAGAGAAGAAGATGTCGAAGAAGAATGAGTGTTTATTGACAAAAGAAGAATTTTGTGAATATATGAATTTTATCAAAGCTCGTATTGAAGCGGAAGATAAAATTAACGATTTGTTCACAGAAGAATTTACCGACAGCATTTTTATGCCTTATGGAAAATGTATTGATAAAATGACCAGTTTATTGGCGAAAATAATGCGATGTGAAGCCGTAGATGCGTGGGGAACAACAGACATTGACTATTTTATCTATGAGCTTGACTTCGGTAAGAGATGGCCAGAATATTGCGTTTACGATGAAAACGAAAAGCCAATTCCGATGAGTACGCCAGAAGAACTTTACGATTATTTAATTAAAGAATATTTCGAGGAATAAAATGGAATTACAATTATTAGATTTCATTCAACAGAATAAAGAGAATTGGAAAGAGGTTTTGCAAAAACCTCCATATTCTCTTATTATAAAGGAAGACGAAGATTATATTCTTTTAAAATACAATCAATTAGAATCTGATTTGTTTAACCCCATTGTTCAGGAATGTCGTGGAATAATTTTGCGCAAATCAGATTTAAAGGTTGTTTGCTTCCCTTTTACAAAGTTTTTCAACTACCACGAGCCGAACGCTGCTAATATAGATTGGGATGGCGCACGAGTTCTTGATAAGGTCGATGGGAGCCTAGTAAAATTATGGTTCGATAACGAAGATTGGCATTGGTCCACAAATGGAAATATTGATGCCGATAAAACAGAGTTCGCAGTAAATGATTTATTACAGATGTATTGCCCCTGTAAAACTTTCGGAGAACTAATTCGTACGGCTGTAAATTATAAAGATTTGGATTTTAATAATCTAAATAAAAATTTTACGTATATGTTTGAGTTGGTTTCTCCTTATACAAAAATCGTAATTCCTTATCCTGAAACCAAACTTTATCATTTGGCTACTCGTGATAATATTACATTCGACGAACTTGAAACGGATATTGGAATTGAGAAACCGAAATCTTATGATATTTCAACGCTTGACGATTGCGTAGTGGCAGCAGAAAATCTTTCATCTAAATACGAAGGATATGTTGTTGTGGACAAAAACTATAATCGTATTAAAATCAAAAATCCAAAATATCTTATGATGCATAGAATGGCAAATAATAATTCTTTGAGTATCAAAAATATTCTTGAGATGATTAAGATAAATGATTGTAGTGAATTTCTTTCTTATTTCCCAGAATACACGAACGCATTTAATATTGTTGACCAAATTCTTAAAAAATATTATTTTGAAATGAGTAAAGAATATTATGAATTCAAAGAACAATCTTTGTTTTTATCTCGGAAAGAAATTGCGGAAAAGATAAATAATAATGCCAAATGGAAAGATTATCTTTTTGGCGCAATATACAAAAACGAAACAGATGAAGAAAAGTATTTATTTGAAATGAAAAGCGATAGACTTTTAAATCTTGTTCGTGAAGACTATAAAAAAATTATGGAGAAAAAAGATGTGGACACCTATTTTATACATAATGTGTGGACTGCCAGCGTCGGGGAAGACAACTAAAGCCAAAGAAATTGTTGCAGAAGAAGGTGCGGAATACGTATCGTCTGATGAAATCAGAAAAGAATTATATGGTAATGAAAGTTGTCAGTCTAATAATCAAAAAGTGTTTGAACTTTATTACAAAAGAATGAATCAATATCTTTCCGAAGGAAAAGATGTTGTTATCGATTCTACGAATGTTACATTGAAATCGAGAAAAAGAATTCTTTCGGAGTGCAAAGTAAATTGTGAAAAATTTATTTATGTAATAGCAACACCTATTGAAATTTGTTATGAAAATGATTTGAAAAGAGAAAGACATGTCGGAAAAGAAGTTATTGATAAATTCTGGAAAAGTTTTCAATTTCCACAAGATTTTGAAGGCTTTAGTGGAACAACAGTAATTAATTTATATAGCAAGGTATCAAAAGTTTCAATTGAAAAAATTATTAAAGATATGAAGGCTTTTGATCAAAAAAACCCGCATCACAAATTTACACTTGGACAACATTGTTTAATCGCTAAAAAGCTTTTTGAAAAATCGCTAAATGATGTGAATATTCCATTTGTTAAAGATAGTTGTTATTATGCCGCTTTAATTCATGATGTTGGAAAAATGTTTTCACAGTCTTTCGATGACAACATGGTTGCTCATTATTACAATCATGCGAATATTGGGACATATTATATAGTATCTCATTTTGATGGTTTTTTCAATTATGATAAAAACATAAATCCGTTACTTGTAATGTTTTTAGTGAACTATCATATGCTCGCGCACGAAATACATACCGAAAAAGCTATAAATAAATATAAAAATATTTTTGGCGAAGATTGGTTTAACTTATTAATGAAGTTTCAAAAATGCGATAGTTTGGCATCTGGAACGGTTGGAGAAATTGAATTATGAAGGATAAAATTAGTGAAATTTGTATATACAGAAAAGAGGATAATGGAGAAATCAGACCTTGTATTTACAGAAGATGTGATAGAAATTGGACATACGAAAATAAAACCGATTTTCTTGCATCAATAATGTGGGCATTTATTTTGATATTTTTGTTTACATTGCCAGTAATTCAAGTTACTGCTTGGTCTCTTTTATTTTTGAGTCTTCCGTGTTTGATGTTGGCTATTCTTTTTGGATATTTGGAAAAAAGAATTTTAGACAAAGATTGGAACGAATTGTATTTAAAATCAAAAACAGTAGAACAACAAAAACTCAAAGAAAATTTTATCGTACAACGTGAAAATTGGATTACTACTTGTGAAGGTTTGAAAAATATGCCAATTGGCAAACTTACTACATCACAAAAAGAAAGAATGGAAAAATTAGAATACGATATTAAATATTTAGATTTTCTTTAAAAAAATTAAAGTCAAGTGTGTAAAATCACTTGACTTTTTTTTATACGTTTGATATAATATATATACAAAACATTGAGGTGAAACATTATGAATATGCCATTTTGGAAGAAATTGTCTGATTTATTTGACGAAAAGGTAAAAGAGAAGGATTTTACTATACCCCGAACAGAAAAGGATGTATGGGGTACTGAGGTTGTAATTATTAAAGGTGAAAATGTAGAAAGATATAAATTGGAAACTTGGGCTATTTCCGTACCATTCAAGCCTACGGATTCTGTAAATGATATTATTGACCGTGCTTTGAAACAATTAATTCCAGCGGAAGAATTACACTTACCAGATAAATCTGTATTCAATAAAGATTATAAATATATCGAAGGATATAAAATTCATCAGTTATGTGAATGGAGATTGCTTGAGAGCGATGGAAATTATTATATTGGTAGAGTATTTGATGAAAAAGAAATTAAAAAAGGATATACGAATTATTTGATATTCGTAAAATATGCAAGAATTTTGGAGGATAAAAGTGATTGAGTTAATTATCGGAATCATATTTTTGATAATGGGATTTCTCTGTTTATTTGCAAAATTTGATTGGCTCTACAAGAAAATATATCAATACGAAGGAATTTTTCTTTTAATAGTATTTATGATTCTTGTAATCGGATTCTTATTTTTGATAGACGGAGTTGGAATTATATTAGCGAGGTGAATAAATTATGTTAGGATTAGGGTGTAAATGTGAGCATTTAACAAAAGAACAAGTTTTGTACAATCTTCTTTATATCATTAGAAATAATGAAGGCGAGAAAGTGGAAAATCTTGTTTGTGATTTTGTGAGAAATTATTTTAAAAACGAGGAAGAGAAATAAATGAAACCTTTTATTATTTTCAAAGAATTAAAAGATAACAAAGTTGAATTAACAAAAGAAGAATTGGAAGAATTGATTTCACGGGCTTACAATCAAGGCTACACTGATGGAAAGAAAGATAATAACTGGACTTACCCTGTATATACAACTTGGAATGATCCACATATTAAAAATCCGAATGACATAACAACAACTCCACTTGTTTATCAAACGCCAGTAACGTGTAGCACAAGTGATAATAATAATTGCATAAACATTAAAGCAACATTTGCTTCAAATGAAAATACTTATTTTTAAAGAGGTGTAAAAAATGACTGAAAAGACTAAAAAGAAAATCAGAATTAAATTCCGCAAGGAGTTTGCGGACGGAAAGCAAAATCGCCATATTGATCCAGAAGGGAATATTGTTGATGACGAGTTGCGTTATTATTGGGAACAAAGACCGATTTATAACATCACGGGGTGTTTGATTGGATCTGCTAAAGGATATTTAAAAAGAATTACCGAAAAAGATAATAACGAAAATTTCGATGATCTTGATGAAATTATTTACGATGATAATGGTTTAGTAGATATGCTTATCCCGTGTCAAAGATCTTATAATGCTTTAAAAGGTAGATACGCAGAATATATAAATAGACTTTCTACTGGAGTAATTGTTGTTGAAGATGGCTCGGCAGATATCGATGAACTTGCAGAAGATGGATTTACTTCCGGGAAGGTAATCGTTTACAGACAAGGTTCAGTGCCGCCAACGATTTCATACACCGATCCAAAAGTATTGGAAAGTATTAATGAACAATGTAATGCGATTTATAATGAAATGCTCGAAATTGTAAGATTGTTTATTTTACGTTGCTGCGGCAATGATATTATGCCAAATTTGGCAAATTGGAAAAGATGAAATTATTTATATTATTCGTAATGATTTTCGCTCATATTGTAGATGATTATTGTTTACAAGGAATATTGGCGAGTTTAAAACAAAAATCTTGGTGGGAAAAACAAAAAAATTATAAACCAATGTATAAATATGACTATATTGTTGCATTAATTATACACGCGTTTAGTTGGTCGTTTATGATCTCGTTGCCGATTTTATATTTTGGTTTTACGAAATGGATTGTTGTTGCGATACTTTTAAATACAATTATTCACGGAATAGTTGATGATTTAAAAGCAAACAAAGAAAAAATCAACTTAATTACAGACCAATCGATTCATATTGCGCAGATTGTAATTACGTGGATTTTGTTTGTTGCAATAAAATAAATGATTTATAAGGAGAAAAAATGAAATTAAAAATTAATTTAGAGCAAGAAATGACGGATGAGGAACTTGATGATCTTTATGAAGAGTTTGATATTGACGGAGAAAATAAAGCGGCGCAGTTGTGCTTTTTGATAAAATCAGTATTGACGGCACAATTAAACAAAGATGATAGTTTGAGTTATATGAACAGCAAACCGAAAATAAGTATTGCATTGGAATAATTTTTTTAAGAAAGTTGACTAAATCACGTAAAATTAGTTGACTTTCTTTTCTTTTTATTATATAATTATATTGTAAATTCAAATAAGGAAAAAACAAATAAACAAAAACAATTTACGTATCTGACGATGGAAAGAGAAAATTATACTCACGGTCTGAAATCGAAACGTATGAAAATATGCAATTGCAAGAAACTTTCGAAAAAAGAACGATGTTATATAGAATTGCTCCTTTTACAACATTATATGAATTAAATAAAGAAGATTTGAAATTATTTAGAAAATTCAATACTTATGTTGATACAGAAGTACAAGAATATGAAAATGGTGGTTATTACGTTTATGTGCAAGATGCTGATTATGACCATATCGGAGAAAATGAAAACCTTTATAATTTAAAAGATTATGAAACTATGGTAAATCAAAAGATCAGAAATTATCAACGTATTTTGGATAGGATTACTGATTCAATTAAGAAAAGAGAGGAACAAAAATGAGAACTGTAAGTAAAGACATCATGATGATTTGTAAAGGTTGGTATCTGGATCGTTTGAGTGTAAATAAACGAGAAGCTGTTGAAAACTACATTAGAGAATATCTCGAGATGGAACCATATAGCGATTGCGTTGTGGAAGTTCTTTACAGATCTGTTAGAAAAATTCACGAATCAGATGCGCTTATTGCAAAGTATTTAGTAGAGCAAAGCCAAGGTAAAAATCGAAATCTTTCAGTAACTGATTTTATGATCGGAAGTCTTATCCATTTGTTAGGATTTAAGGTAACTTTAAAAATGGATCTCTCTGACTACAAAGAAATTCAAGATTATGTTAGCGGAAAAGATAATATAATTATAGATTTTGAAAATATGTCTATAATTCGCTCCGATAATAGTCCTTGGTGGATTAGGTTCAAGAATGATGAAGTGGAGGATGATCTGCAATGAGTGTAAATGATTATTTTGATTATGAATTTGATGGGGATGTTGAATCTCAAGCCGATGAAATTGTACACAAGGCAAAAGACGAACTTGTAGACTTGATTTATGAGAACGTGAAATCAGAACTCGAACAAGATAGACAAAATTACGTAAGAGCCAAAGAAAGAGCTGATGAGTTACAGAAAGAATGTTATGAGCAACGAGAAAAAATCAATGCTCTTGAAATTGAATTAAAAAGAGAAAAAGAAGAATTGGAGAGAAAAGATAAAGAAATTCCACAAACACCTTTTGCACTTGGCGATGAAGTTTGGGTTCCTTATAGAAAATACGATGATAAAGGCGAAGTAAAATGTCCTATGTGCAATGGGGAAGGATATATCCTTGCACAAACAGATGTTTATGGAAAATTAAAGTGCGTTTGCCCACACTGCCAAAATAAATGGGGAAAAACAAAAACGGAATATGATAAATATTCTGTTGAACGCAGATATATCAAATCAATAAGTATTTTTACAGATATAGCAAAAGAAACTCGATTTGATTACGGCACTATTGAAGATGAAAATAAACTCAGCGTTAGAGATTATAATTATATAAATACGGTTGTCAATGTTTATGCCACTCAAGCAGAAGCATTAAAGAAAGCGCAAGAATGGGAAAGCGAAAGCAAGAAACAAGCAGAAGAGAAGATTTTTGGAGAGAAAAAATGAAAAAGATTTTATTGATTGTAATTGGATTTTTAAGCGGTGCATTTTTATGCGGATGTGCGAGTATGTCGAGAACTGCTAAATCTTGGAGTTCAGATATGAATGGTGGACTTGACAGAATTTTGAATGTATATACAATTGACGGAAAGTTAATTGCTACTTATGAGGGCAAGATTGACATCGACGATAATTCTAATGGTAGTATTATGTTTGATCTTGATGGAAAGAGATATGTGTATTATAATGCCATTATTGAGGTAATTGAAAAGTAAAAAGGTGTTATTATATGAAAATTTATGAATATCTTAATGGATTGCGTGGAGAAGAACATACGAATTATCTTGGTGAAACAGAACAGGAAATTGAATTTGGTACGCTTCTAAAGATTAATGATGGATATTACTGTTGTTGCAAACAGGATTTAAAGGAAGATATTTTATACGTTGAATTTGTAAATTATTATCTTCCAAGAAATGATGACGATTTTAGTGATGATGATTTAAGGTGTCCATTTTGTGGATATGAAAATGAGTATTCTTCTGAACTCTCCGATGAGGATGACGAGTATATTTGTCCCCAATGTGGAAGCAAATTAAAATATTACAGAGAAATCAAAGTATCGTATGATGTCGAAGTTGTTGAAGAAAAAGAACCGCTGGAGATTGAATTTAAAGAGGATAAATAATGATTAATGCTGAAACCGCTTTGTCTATGACAAAACAAAATCAAAAACAACCAGAGCAAGATTTTAATAATAGACAATATAATCGTCTTATAAAGTTTACGCACAAAAAAATCGTTAAAGCTTGTAAGAATGGGCAAACAGATTGTTGTATTTGTTCAAGTTATGATATAAATATTTTAAATGAACTGGAAAAATATCTAAAATCTTTAAATTACAAAGTACATATTGTAGGTCCAGTTTATTTTGGTGGATGTTACTATGATGTAAATATAAGTTGGGGGTAAATAATAGGAGAAAATATGAGCTACATATATTCAAAAACGATTCTTGCCAATGATAAAGAAGAATTTTGTTTTAAAATGCACAAAGTACTGAAAGATATTATGATCGAAATTGCTTTGTATCATAAAGCAGAAGTGATAGCAATTCAGTTCAAGGATATCAGAGAGGAAGTATTGCTCGATGTGGTAGATGCTTTTTATCTCAAAGAAAACGGTAAATATGTGTATCATGGAGAAGTTATGAATAAGTGTGATATAATCGAACTTGTCAAACCTTATTGCCAGGATGTTAGTATTTCACTTATTCCCAAAGGAAGTAAAACTGTTAAGCGAATTGATGGAGAAACAGAGTTTGGATATATACAATATATTGAAGCGACAAATCAATATGATGATGATAAAAGGAGTAGTTTATGAAATGTAAATACCATGATTTTGCATATAACAGAGACATTTGTAATAATATGATGAATGAAAAATCGACTTCATTCAAGTGTCCTTTTGTAGGAAAAGAAGAAGAGTGCGAACTTTTTGAAGAAGAAAATCACAAGGATGAAATTGATTACAAACAAAAATATGAAGATCTAATCGCATCTATAAACACAACGCCATTTGTTACCAGCCCAATGGGAGATTTACCAGTTACATCAACAACTGTAAGAAATCTTTTGGATAAGCTGATAAAAACAGAAGAAGAAAATCATAATTTGAGCGACCAACTTTATAATCTAAATCTTTATATTGATAACTTCGAAGAAATTCAAAACAATAACGTAAAGCATCTTATTGATTTAATCAAGCGAGATGTTCCCAAGGAATATCATAAACAAATTGACGAAACAACTAATATTTTCTTAGGGGTACAAAATGGAAACATCTAAATCTATCTCGATTAGAAGTATAAACAAAATCAAGGATTTGAAAAGAAAGATTTTTGAGTACGAAGACGAAGAGCCAGAGTATGTAAACAGAAGAGCTGTTTCAATTTGCGAAAGATATATTGAAAAGTATCTTGCAAATGTTACTTGTTATGAATCGGAAAGAAAAGAGTTACGAGAGAATATCAAGTGGACTTGCGATAATTGCGCAGAGAAATTAAAAAATCTTGGTTGGGAAGTTTATGGGTGTTGATGAGTTTGAGGCGTTTATGAAAGTGCTCGAATGGGAAGTACAGAAATACGTCATCAATCAAAAGATGAATAGCAAAGAAATAAATGCTGAAGACATTTATAATATAGTAATTAGATGCGAAAACAAAGCAAAGAAAAAATATTTCAAAGGTGAAAATAATGGAAGGTATTGAAGTTTACAAAGGAAGAGCAGTAGACGAAGATGAGGATGTTATCGGTATTCAAATTGATGAACAAACAATTTTCCAATTTACCGAATACGGGAAGTGGTCTAAGAATTGCGGTACGGGTTATTTTAAAGTTATTCCAGAAACAATTGTGTATGCTGGGAAAATGGATATTGGCGATCTAAGAGTTTTACCAAGAACGGAAGAAGTTCAGGAATATTTTAGAAATCTTCCCAAGAAATATCTTGTTGCTTGTTGGGCGAGATACGGTATTTTAGAATTTCCAGTTGGTGAGAAAGTTGAATATAATACCGAAAAAGATATTATTACTCCTTTTGTTTGGATGTACGATGATTGTAATGGAACTACCGACGCATATTTTTTAAGAAAAATTACAGATACAACAACAGCAAGTATCTGGAATTGGTATGATAGTAAATCAGTAGCAGAAGAAGTGGTGAAGAAACTTAATGAAAAATTAGATAAATAAAAATAATTTCAAAAAGTCAATCAAAATCGGTTGACTTTTTATTTTGATTGTGTTATACTGTTTATAACAAGTCTTAAAGGAGAATAACTTTATGAAAAAAGAATATGATTTCAGACACGCGGAATTTAATTGTACGTATAGACAGCCGATTTTGTTCCACCCGATTCATAACTTTAAAGAGTGGAAGGCTTATCGATGGCGAAGAAAATATCTTCTTCGAAATGGATTTGCTCCAGAAGCTGTTTGGGACACCGATCATTGGTTTGTCGATGTTATGCTTGAAATTTTAAAAAAGCATTACGAATGGAATAAGGAAAATTTGGATTCTAAAAACAATGAAAATATTCAGGAATTTCAAAAAGATATTGCTCGTATGATTGAACTTTTGGAATTTAAAAAAGAAGAAAATGAATCAGATGTTGCTGTTGATAGCGAATTTTTCAAATTATTTCAAAAAAGACTTCCTTACTTATGGAATTAAAAAAATAATATGACAGAACAAGAAATTTTTAGTAGAGTAAAAGAGCATCACGAAGAAGCTAAATCATTAGGATATAATGTAGTTGCAACTATCCTTCAAGGTTCGCAAAACTATGGTCTTGAAATTGATTGTGAGGAGTACCATTCTGACGTAGATACGAAATGTATTGTAATTCCAACTTTCGATGATTTTTGTTCTAATAAAGGTAGAATTTCCACTACTCACGTTAGAGCAAATAATGAACATATAGATTTAAAAGATGTTGGAACATTATTTGAATTATTTAGGAAAGCCAATGTAAATATTCTTGAAATCTTATTTTCAAAATATTATATTGTCGAACCAGATTATAAAGACTGGTTTGAAAAACTTCGCGATTATGGTGAACGTATTTGTAGTGCGAATAAATGTCAAACCTTTAGAACTATGTCTGGTTTGTCAATGGAAAAATACAAAGCCCTTGAACATCCATATCCTTCAATTATTGATAAGATTGAAAAATACGGATATGATGGTAAACAGCTTCACCATATCTTGCGTATAGCTAATTTCATTGGTAGATATTATCGTGGAGAAAGATTTAAAGATTGTCTGAAAGTCTATAAAAATTCTCGTGAAAATATGGATAAAGCGAAGTTGAATGTGTTTTCTTTAGCTACGGCGGAATCTCTTGCAAAGATGTGGGACGATTTCACGAAAGAAATCAAAGACAAGTATTGCGAAGAACATAAAAACGATCCTATCGACGAAAAAATGTATGAAATCTTAAACAAAATGAAAATAGAAGCATATAAAACAGCATTTAGGAAAGAATTGTTTTTGTAAAAAAAGGTAAATTATAATGGAAAATGTAGTATTTTTTGAAACCGATAAAGATTTGAAAAAATTAACAGGTGTAGAAGATTTTAAAGAACTTTGGGACGAAGGTTGGGATTTGGATGATTGGGATTTCGGTATTCAAACAGAAGAAGAATGGAAAGAAATGAATCCAGATTCCGAATATTATGATTGGGGATATTGGGAACATTATTATCGCCATTGTATGGAAATTATGATGAACACGTTTCAAGTTGGTCATTATACGTACAATGGAAAACATTATTATTTAAAACATCATTAACTATGTTTAGCGAAAAGAAAATAAATAAATATTTTGAGCTTGCAAAAAATGCTTCGAAGTTTTCTGATTTTCACAGACAGAAAATTGGTGCGATTATCGTAAATAAAAATCACGTTGTATCTGTTGGTTGGAATACACAAAAAACTTCTACGATGCAAAAGCGATACAATAAAAGTATTTCAAAACCGTGGATAGACACTTCACCAAATTGTATGCACGCAGAAATAAGCGCGTTACAGAAATTGCCTAGGCAATTATACGAAGATTTTTCTAAATATCATATCTTTGTGTATCGTGAAAGTGGTGGCGTTAAAAGATTGTCGAAACCTTGTAAAGCTTGTGAGAAAGCTCTGAGAGATTTTGGGATTGTAAATATTCATTACACAGGATTCAATTCGTTTGTGTATGAAAAATATTTGGAGGGAAAATAATGTTTGTTGTTTGGAAAGATGTGTGGGTTGAAGCGGTATTTAGTTCTACCGATAGTAAGAATTTGAATATTTGTGTTAAAGATTCTTATAAAATCAAATATTCAGATGATATTGAAAAGTTACTTAGTATAATTTACGATAGTTCTACTTTTACAGAATTTAAAATCGCTGGCTATAAGCGTACTTTAACGAGTATGCGCAGAGAGTGGGAAGCCCATAATCTTCTTTATAAAATGGGGATTTTAAGATCTCGCACAGGAAGTGCGGACTTAGATAATAACGAAAGTTTTATACGAAAAGCCGGTTATGCGGTTTTATCGTTTGTATACAGATTATTTAATAGGAGAAAGAAAACAAAGAATGATTGAAGTTGAATTAATTTCATATACACAAAATCCAGTAAATGTAATTGAGAGCGCAGCATCTACTTGCTATGATTCTACACCCACAGACGGAAGAATTATGAATCATTGCTACAAGTCGGGGCATCATTCAGTTTTGGAATTTGCAGAATTCGCTTTTAAAATTAAAGGTATCAGCAGAGCGGCGGCTAATCAACTGGTGCGCCATAGATTAGCTAGCTTCGCACAGAGAAGTCAACGCTACGTAACTGAGAATAGTTTTCAATACGTTATTCCACCGAAGATTAAAAATGATCCGAAAGCGTTGAATTTATACGAAAATTTGATGAATTACATTTCTCGTACTTATAACGAATTATTGGAAAGAAACATCGAGCCAGAAGATGCACGCTTCGTTTTACCAAACGCTTGTGAAACAGAAATTTGTGTGAAAATGGATTTGCGAGAACTTATTCACTTTTGTAACGAGAGACTTTGCGCGTGTGCACAGTGGGAAATTCGTCAGCTTGCAAGTAAGATAAAAGAGAAAGTTGTTGAGGTTGAACCAAAATTTGCACCTTATCTCGTTCCTAAATGTGAAAAACTTTCACCTTATAGCTTCTGCACAGAGAGTAAAAAGAGAAGTTGCGGCAGACATCCAGTTATTAGTGATATTTTTAAAAAGGCGGAAAATAAAAATGAGTGATTATACAAAGTTTACCTATCCGATTGGTGATGATGACGAAGAAGAGAAATATTATTCCGTAGATACTATATATCATGCTATTGCAGATATTATTTTCGAAGATAATATTTATGATATCGTAAGGGATAAATTGACAGAACCAGAAATGCGCCATATTGTGGATAACTTATCACACGAAATTAGAGAAGCAAATATCAATATTGATTATTATATGGATTGCCTTAAAGAATATTTTTATAATAAAGATAGCGAGGTTTAAGATGAGATTTTCATTTAGGGTTTATGATTTAAATTATGAACATATTTTTTCTTATCATGAAATGTTTCATAAAAAAGATGACAGAAACAAAATCGCCCATAAAGTATACGATCTAATTCAAACGTTTTATGCAACCCATAAAGACGAATTTCCAGCGATTATTGAAGTATGGAAATACAATGTTTCTTCACACAACACGCGGAAGTTGATGTGCGTAGCTAATTATGACGAAGAACAAAAAGAGGGCTTTTCGATTGCGTTTACAAATGAATTTATGAAAACTTTTAAAGCTTGGCCACTTCCAAAACCTACAAGAAAAAATTATAAATATGAACACGAACTTCAATTCGAAGAACTTGTCGATTTGATTAAAGACAATCTTCTTCATAATAATGGTGGCGAAGATGCGGGATTGCTCTCCTAAAAAGTGTTTGTTCCCAAGTTGTGTGAAAGGTATTTGCTGCTCATTATGTGACGATAAGAAATGTAAAGATAGATGTATAGATGATGCAAGAGTTTGTAAATATATAACCACTGACAACGGAACGATTATCAATCGGAAGAAACCAAAGATTGAAGTAAGAACGCTTTCGTATTTAAAAGAAAATTCTTATACGAATTGTCTACTCGAAGAAACGCGTTGTCATTTAAAGGTTTGTTGCAAGTTTTGTGAGAATTTTAAATCTTGTGAAAATGCTTGTCTGGAAAACCCTGCGCAATGTAAATATATTACCATTAAACCAACACAGGTTATAAAGCAAGAACCAAAGAAGCGCGGAAGAAAAAAAGAAGGAGAATGTTGAAAATGCTGAATTTTGATATTGATTTTTTTGCAAGAGGATTTCATCTCGATAAGAACGGAAGCGTTAAAATTAAAATTGATGATGAAACAGAAGTAAGTGGATGGTGGGCATACGGAAATCTTGTTAAACTCGGAGATAATTTTTATATCACCAATGAAACAAATTCTTTTGTAGTTGAAGATTGGTCTGTTTGTAAATGCGTAGGTATTACGCCTAATGACCACCCTGTATTTACACATGATATTATTTCTTATGTAATTCCAGAAACTCCAGAAGGTGAAACCGAAATCGGAGAAGTTGTTTCTGTCAATCAATTTGTTCGTGTTGACGGAAGATATTGGACGCATCTATATGATATTAGTATTGGCGATTACAAACTCGATTGTGAAGTTGTCGGAAATATTTTTGAAACGCCAGAAAAACTTGAAAGAAACGAATAATTATTTTTGTGAAACCGTGCAAAATCGCTTGACTATTGCACGGTTTTGTGCTATAATATATACAAAATCGACCACTGGTATATAGGTTTTAATTTCATCTGGGTACAGGTATGGTCATTTTAAAAAGGTGGTAGGTATGGCTCGATATTTCATAACATCAGATATTCATGGTTTCTTCAATGAACTTATGGTTGCCTTAAATTCAAAAGAGTTCGATGTGAACAATCCTAATCATAAGCTAATTATTCTCGGAGATCTTTTCGATAGAGGACCAGATAATAGAAAAGTTTATAATTTTGTGAAATCACTCGGAGATAGATTTATATATGTGCGCGGAAATCACGAAGATTTACTTGGAGATTGTGTTAGAGAAATCGCCTCTGGAAGAGAAATATCAGAGCACCATTGGCATAATGGAACAGTAGATACTATCTCACAATTTACGAAGATGAATTCAAATGTTTTCCACGGCTTTGTTCGTTGGGAAAGCGTGAATCAAACTACTTGGGAAGTTATGAAGCCGATTCTCGATTGGATTGATGAAAAATCCGTTGATTATTACGAACTTGATGACAACGTATTTGTTCACGGTTGGATTCCGTCAACTCTTAGAAAGAATTGGACAAAAGAAAATTGGCAACGCTCTCGTTGGTATAACGGAATGGAGATGTGGAAGAATGGTTATTGTTTAGAAGACAAAACAATTTGGTGTGGACATTGGTGTTGTAGTTATGGTTGGTCAAAAATAAGACAAAAATACAAAGAATTTCCACAAAAAAATAGGAAAAATTGGGAAAAATCGTTTCAACCGTTTATTGATGACGGTATTGTAGCGTTGGATTCTGGTGTAACATATAGTAAATTTTTAAACTGTGTTGTTTATGACGAAAAAGATGAAACAGTAATTTTATGAAATTTTTCAAAATATCCTTGCAAAATTAGTTGACAGGGATATTTTTTTATGTTATAATAAGATTACAAAAATTAAAAGAGGTAAAATGAAATGAAAGCTATTACTAAGTATTTTTTAAACACTTTTGGGTTGATGTTTGTTATCATTGGTTTGACTTGTAACCTTTCTAATGTATGGCAATCCGTTTTTTGTATGATTGGCACGTTTATGTATATTTTTGAAAAATACATATCTGTTGAAGATGAAGCTGAACAAGAAAGACAGATTAAAAAATTAGAAGAGAAAGTTGAAAAGTTGGAAAATAAATTACAAAAAGAAGAATCCAAAACCGATATAAATCTCGAAGATGTTCCTATGAATTATGATGAATATTTAAAAAGAAAAGGAAAATGGTAATGGAAAAGCGTTGCAAAGATTGTAAATATAAAGTATACGAAAAAAATGATGTGAATGAAGTATGGGGATTTTGCTCCTGTATAGATAAAGAACTCCGTGACATCACTAATAAACATAGAAAAGAATTAAACAAATATTCTTCTAAATATGGACTTGTGAAGAATGGTGATAAGATGCCAGACAACGTTCTTCCGAGTTGCCAAATGGTTCAATCTGCATATTATGAATTATGTGATTGTTACTGTAATAACTTTAAGGGCAGTGGATTTTTTGAGTAAATACGATAAAAATTTAGGTAAGAAATTATATGAGGTAAAAATATGAAAAGCAAACTCGTTTATATCTCGTATGACGATAATTTGGTTTCTGATAACAGACTAGAAATAATTGAATACGAGAACAAAGTGCTCGAAAAGAGTCTTGTTTATGAGAGTGTTGACCATAATATACTTATATTCAAAGTTGATGATGATAATTTCGCCGATCATTGTTTGGTAGAAAAATTTGGTTGTAGATATACAGAGTGGATAAAATTTCCCAATTACGTTGTCGTGGAGCTTTATCGAGGACGTGCTACCAGCCTAAAAACGTATCGAGAAAGCGGATTATTTAGAGATAAGATCACAGAATTTAAAGAAGCGGTTTAAAACAGGTAAGTAATTATGACTAATGAAAAAATTTTAGAAAAATATTACGAAGGTAAATTACTTTTAGGTAAAGATTGGGATAGTCCTTTAATTGATAAAATATTACTTACATTGCAAACTTGTACTACAGAGGAAATAAATCCTATAGATAGAGCATCATGGTTTGGTATCATTTATAGAGAATTGAGAAAGATACCTCCTGTAGAAATAGATCAACCTATTTATCGCATATATAGTATCGACAGTAAAGTCTATCCTCATAAATATTATATTACTTATGGTTACGTTTCTTCTATTAGACAGGATAAAGATAAAAAGTGGGGGGTTTCAGATACTCATACTGGTTCCCAAGCAAAAATGATAACCCACTTTATCCTCAAATCAGAGATAAAAGTGAAAAAGATAAGCATTTGCATGAAGTAAAAATAGAAGATCTGTATATTAGAGGTGAATACAAAGGTCAAATGTATTTTGTAGATTTAGAAGAAGCTCAGAAGAGATTAAAGGAATTATATTTATTAAGGAATTAAAATAATATGGGAACTGTAAAAATCAAATTAACAATAGATGTACCGAAAGACGGCTGTAAAGGATGTCAATTCCTAAAATATCATAGTGAAGAAGTAGGTTATCAAAGCTATAATGATTGGTATTCATGCGCTTTATTCAATTGTAATATTAACGATAATGAAAGATGTATAGCTTGTAAATCTTTGGAGGTAGATTAATTATGCACTTTATGAAATTTAATGATATTAACAAAAGCATGGAATACTTTGAAAACTTAAAGAAAAAGTATATTGAAGTTGGTAATGAAGAAGAGTGTCAAAGAATTGAAGATGCTTTAGAGGCGTTGTATGAATTTAAAATTATAAACGACACACTTGATTTATATGGCTCTTCATTAACATTAAAATGTACATTAGACAAAAAGAATGGTTACATCACCATGGAGGCAATATAATTATGTTAAAGGTAATTTCTCAAGACGGACTTCATAAGTATGAGGTATCGGATTATTTTGTAGACATGGATAATTGCATCATCTATGCAAACAGATATAGTGGTGGAATTGTAGACAAGATTTTTCTTGGTAAGTATGAAAATGAAGATTTAGCTGTAAAAGTTTTCGTTGAAATGACACATAACGATAGCGACTATAACGGCTATTGTTTCAAAATGCCCTCATACGATCAATATGAATTTTAAAAATTTTTAGAAAAAGTCAGCAAAATTAGTTGACTTTTTCTTTATTTTTAGTTATAATATAAATACAAAAATCAAAAAGGAAGTATTAAATTATGACACTCAAAGATCTTATAAACAAATATCCGCAGATTGAAGCCAATCTTATGAACTTTGAAGTTGATTGGGTAAGTTTCTATCCAGATGATACTGTATCATTTTCTGTAACTGGCGATTTAAGGAAAGATAAATGTGATTGTTATAGGGTATCAAAAGAAAGACATTATCTTACCGATTACGAGAAAGGTTACTATGAGGCAATTTACCATAAACCTGCTCCAGAATATGAAATTAAACACAATGGTATCTGTTACGGTACAAAAGATAGAGAACCTTGTAATTGTGGCGGCGATATAAATAAATGTAATTTTAAGAGGTGAATTATGAAAAAGTTTAAAGTTACAGAAACTAAACAGCGAGTAGCGGTAGATATTTTGACTGAACTTGAAGTATGGATGATGGGATTACCAGGAAATTCCGAACCGACTAAATCAGAACAGGGTATAATCGACATTTTTAATAAAATGTACAAGAAATATTCATTAAGCAGGGATCCTTTCACGCTTATGTGTTGTACAGATAAAGAATATCAGAAGAGCTTAGCAGAGTATATCAAACAAGAAAATGAGGATAGATTTGGATATGATGAATCTTGTTAATCAAGAAACGGGGCGCGCTATGAATAAGTATAATGAATTATCTAAAGAGCAACTTATCTTTCTTCTCCAAAGATACCAGCATAGTATGTTTATGATTGGAGAAATTTGCGTTAGTGCAAGTAAACAAGAAATCTCTGCAGAAAATGCGTTGAATGAAATCAGAGATAATATTGCAGATATACCTTATATGTCAAGCAAAGAAGAATTATCTACATTGCGATAAAAGTTATTGCTACGATGCAATACAAAGAATGACAGAAGTGATGAAAGAAGATTTCAAAACAAGAAATTCTCGTAACATCAATAATAATTATAACTATAGAGGTAAACAAAGATGACCATTGATTATATCGGACAGGAATTAATTTGGAATCTTTTAGGAACAAACCCATATCGCAAGAATAGTTCACATTATTCCATTAAAATTAACTGCAAAACAAGTCTGCAGAATGAAGAGGCTGCGAAGTTTATTTTTGCAAATATTCCATATTCGAAAGTAAAAGACGTGGTAATGGAACCAGATCCCCTCGGAATTTCGATTGCGACTGATAGAATAATAAAGAGAATTTATATTAAAAATGTATTTGATGGTATCAGTTCTGTAGAATTCATAAATGATATTAAAAACGAGGATAAGTAAAATTATGAAAAGCTGGAAAGATTTGTTTGATTGGATGGAAATGACTTTTTGTGCAGTTGTAGAAAAAAATACATTTCACGTAAGACTTGAAGTAGTTGGTAAAAAGAAACCATCTTATAACATTACAGCTGACGGAATTTCTTATTTTCCAGTAACAAGAAGAATGGCAAAGAAACTTATTAAAAACGGAATGGGCGTGGAGGTTTTTGATGGATAATTACTGGAAATCAATCTACGACAACGCATCAGACAATGTGAAGAAATATATGAATACTAAAGATAAGGAAATTTTTAAACAATTTACGGAAGAAGATTTCGATTATTTAATTAACAAGTATGCTGGGAGCAATATAGCTAAATATCATTATAATAAATTTAAAAAGGAATATTTGAAGAAATGATTTATCTCGGGAACTTATCAGTAGAACAAATTGAAAAGGAATATTGTGTTTCGTTTTCTGAAGAAGATAAAAAATGGTTATTGGAACACCACCAAGACAAAGCGGAAGATATTATAAAAGATAAATGGCATTTCTTTGATATTCCGAGGATTATAATCGTTGGAAGCCAAGAATTTAGACAAGAATTATACGATAGACTTATTAAATATGAATTTCAAGGACAATTTGGAATAGGAGTTGAAGAATGAAAAACGATAAACAATTGAAACAAGAATTATCAGATATTCTCGATCAAGCAAAAATCGAAGCCTTGTCAACAATTGGTTCTTTAAATAGTGGTTTTGGTGGATGGTATTCAAAGCCAGTTGCAAATTATGTTAAACTTTATGCACAAGAAGCGGTTAGAGAATATGCAGAAAGATTGAATAAAAGAGCCATTTCATATTCGTGGGTTTGTGGTAACGGAAGCGCTGTATTACTTGAAGCCGTGAATGAAGAGAAAGAAAGGATTTTAAAAGAATTAAAATGAAGAAGAAATTTGATATTATCAGATATATTAAAGGTTATATTAAACGTTATGACGAAGGTTTTTATTCTAGAGCTGATTTGATTGATAATATATCTGACGCATTTTCTAAAGGTTCGTGGCAAATGTGCTGCGATGGTAAAGAGGTGACGCATAATTCAATCAAAGGATTTGATTTTGATGGGAATCCACAAACTTATTATGTTGTAGGCGAATGGTGTATAGAAGAGGAAGATTAAAAATGAAGATTATTAGAAATGGCGTTTTGGAAAAACAAGACATCCATCAGTACAAATGTCAAATTTGTGGTTGTGTTTATGAATTGGATTTATGCAAAGAAGAGGTTGGTGTTTGTCCTTATTGCAATTCTCATGTGAGTTATCAGGTAGAATTTAATGGCGATGTTGAATTGAATATAGAACAAGAAGAAAAACCTAAGCAGCCTTGGGAAGTATATCCAGAAGAATTTTATAGCTTTAAAGATGGTTTAGATCAATCTGACGAAGAAATTAGAAAATCAATTAAGGTGGCAATTGAACATTATAAAGAAAATGATTGTGGATATGCAATGTGTGCAACTGGAAATCTTTTAATCGCTATTTTCCAATTAGATAAAGATAATATAGATGATTATCAGGTAATTGTTACAAAAAATTATTCATCGTTGGATTCTATTGAGTTATCGGAAAAATGAGTAATGAAATTTTATATAAGGCAAAAAGAGTAGATAACGTCGAATGGGTTTATGGCTTGCCAATTTACAAAAACTATATTAGAGTATTTACTGAACACGAATACGAATTTGAAGATGGAAGAAAAACAAAATACGATACTACAAAAGACTATCAAGTAGATCCAAAAACTATGTGCGAGTTTACTGGTTTGATTGATAAAAACGGAAACAATATTTTCGAGAATGATATTGTAGAGTACGAAGATTGTTCAGCAAGTGATTATTACCGAGAAGATATTATTATGAACCGAGGTGTAATTGAATTTGAGGACGGCGCATTTTTTGTAACAAACAGAGAAACCGTTGAAATGGATGATTTGGTTTACAACGGAGTTATGGAATGTAGTGTAGTAGGAAATACTTTTGATAACCCCGAATTATTAGAGGAAGAATAATGAAAGACTATAAAAGATTGACCTTTAAAAGGTTAGTAGACCCTTACAATAACGATTGCGAAGAAAGCGAGAACGTGTCTGCCGCAAGTTACGAAGAACTATTAGACCGCCTTGCCGATTTGGAAGATAAAATCGAAAACGGAACGCTAGTTGAACTTCCTTGCAATGTTGGAGATACCGTATATGAGGTTTTCAAAAATCACAACCCATCATTCATTCAGCAAACAAAGATTGATAAAATAATAATTACTGAGAAAGGGTTGCGCTTGAAATTAGCTCGTAATTCGGTATACGAAACATCAATTGCAAGTTTTGGGAAAACATTATTTTTGACCGAAGCTGAAGCGCGGAAAGCTTTAAAAGAGTTTGAGAATAGAAAAACAAGAGTATAATTATTGGAGGAATAAAAATGATTGGTGGTTCTTGCAGAGCAAAACGTATTGATAATGGCGAATGGATTATCGGGGAAGTGGAGCCAGGCGGGCATTATATTTCGAGATATACAAAACACATACGTCAATCCTTAGAAAGCGAAGAAACTGGCAGAGTCATTAGCCGTTACGATAGTATGACAACAGAAGTGGATCAAGATACTATTTGTGGATATTCTGGAAGATTGGATAAAAATGGCGATAAGATTTTTGAAAATGATGTCGTGAGTTATATTATACCATATACCGACCAACAAAAAACTGGAGTGGTAGAATCATCTTTTTATTTTGACGAAAACGAGAATTGGTACACAGCTTTTTATTTGCTAGTCGGAGAAGAACGAGTTTTATTCAAAGATATACAAACAGATGAAATTTTGATAATTGGTAATATTTTTGATAACCCAGAATTATCTATTGATGGAAAAGAAAGATTTTGGGATATTTATCAAGAAGGCTATATAGATCAAGGAAGTTCCGGTGTAGCATATTACGTTGGATGTGCGCGCGGAAAAACGTTTTTGGAAGCCTGTGAGAATTTTATTAAGGAAAAAGGATATGGCGAAATTAAAGAAGATTTAAATGGAAAAAAATATGCGTCAAATTGGTGTTGCGAATGGTTTCCAACATTGAAAGAAGCGCAAAAATATTACGGATAATAAAATTATAGTTTTATACAAAGCAAAAAAAAGGGGGGTGAAGAACATGGAAAAGTCTTATAAATATCGTATATATCCAGATGAAAAACAGAAAGAAATAATTACGAAAACTTTTGGTTGTTGTCGATTCGTGTATAATAAATATCTTGCACAGAGAATTGAATTATATCAAACAAATAAAGAGATCTTGTCGTACGTTAAATGCGCCAAAGCGATGTCTAAATTAAAAGATGAACTCAAATGGCTCACAGAGGTTGATTCCACAGCTCTTCAATCTTCTCTCAAAGATTTGGATAATGCTTATAAAAAATTTTTTCAAGAACACACTGGGTTTCCGAATTTTAAAAAGAAGAAAATTCATAAATATTCTTATAAATCAAAGCGTGTTGGCAATAATATTATGTATCTTGGCAAATATATTAAACTTCCAAAACTCGGATTGGTAAAAACAAAAAACAAGCTAATGCCACAAGGGAGAATAGTAAATGCAACGATTTCTCAAGAATCGAGTGGTAAATATTATGTTTCATTGTGTTGTGTAGATGTTGAAATAAAAGTATTACCAACCACTGGTAACGCAATAGGCATAGATTTAGGAATTAAAGAATTTTGTATAACAAGCGGCGGGGAACTCGTAAACAATCCAAAATATCTAAAAAACGCATTAGATAAGCTTGTAAAGTTACAAAGAAAATTGTCTCGAAAACCAAAAGATAGTTCTAATCGTAACAAAGCAAGAATAAAAGTAGCGAGATTATATGAGAAAATTTCAAACAAACGCAAGGACTTTTTGCAAAAACTCTCGACAAATATTATTCGAGAAAATGATATAATTTGTATCGAAGATTTGCAAGTGAAGAATATGGTTAAAAATCATAAACTCGCACAAGCAATTAACGATGTTTCTTGGTCAGAATTTGTTGGGGAATTAGAATATAAAGCCCGTTGGTATGGAAGATTGGTCATCAAAGTCGATAAGTTTTTCCCAAGTTCTCAAACTTGTAATGTTTGCGGTTATAAAAACGAAGAAACGAAAGACTTAAAAGTCAGAGAATGGGATTGTCCCGTTTGCCACACTCATCACGATAGAGATGTAAACGCAGCAATAAATATTCTCAACGAAGGGCTTAAACAATTAGTCCGAACATAAGAACCGTCGGAACGACGGGGATAGCTTGGTAAATATTCTGGCAGTAGTCGGAAGTTCCCAAGAAATTTTTATATAATAAAAATGGTTCAAAGATTTATTTTTGAGAAAGTTGGCGAAATTAGTTGACTTTCTTTTTATTTTATTGTATAATTAGAGTATAAAAAATCAAATGAGGTAAAACGGAGAAAAACAATGACAAAGAATGGACAGATTAAAGAGATGGCGAAAGAAAGAAACGAAATAAAAGATATTATGAAACTTTTAGATAAATGCGTTTCATTAAATCCATTGTGTAAAAGTGAAGTTGCAACGATTATTTATGGAAACAACTATCGAAAACTCAAAGAAGATAGCGTTGTGCTTTCAAGGGAAGAATATGAGAAGTTAAAAGGTAGAGCTGAAGAAGCAGAAAAGTGCTTAAAGAAAATTAATTAAAAATCCACCCAAAATTAGTTGACATTTCTCTGAAAATATATTATAATATATATGTAAATCAAAGAGAGGTATTTTCAAATGGAAGTAAACGTAAGAATTGTAGATTATCACGCAGGTGTACCTTTTGAAACTAATGGTGGAAGAGTTTCTTCTTATGAATTTTATACCGCACAGGAATCATTTGCTCAACCCGCAGTAAGATATTTTGAAGTTAAAGGAAGAAATAAAGCTAAAAGAGCCGAAGAATTTATCCGACAGGCGTTTAAAGATAATCTTAATGTTTATACTTACGATTCTTTTAGAGGAAATATCAGAGTTGTGGGATTGTCGGAATGAAGATTAAAGAATTATTCGATCAAAATAAAGGTAAGATTATTGTAATATGGCATAATCGTACTTGGCAGCAGTTTTCTAATTATGAAGATTGTGTTGCTTATTTCAATAATTATTTTGGCGATAAGATTGTCGAGGAGATTCTCAATAACAATATTATAAAATGTTCTGAAGATTTTTATTCTCTTGATATAAAAACAAAATTGGAAAATTTCAATATTGATATAGAAGAAAAATTTTGGATTGACGTTGGTATACGATGGGTTGAATATCGTGAAAGAACTCATTAATTTTTAATAAAGGTAAAAATTATGAAGATAAAAGAATTATTTCATAAGGAGAAATAAATGAACGAACCAGTTATTATGTATGGAAAAGAAGTTGCGGATAATATGCTGAAAAATTTTAAGGCAAAAGAAGGTTCTTGCCTTTATATCTTTTCAAATCAAGCAGATCCAGCAAGTAAAGTATATGTAAATAACAAGAAAAAGAAATGTGAAGAGCTTGGTGTCCCTTGTATTGTTTATGATATTTCAAACGCAACGATAGAAGATATAGATGGGTATTTGGCAGATATTAGAATCCTTAATTGGGATAGATTCTACAATCCTTATATCATTGTTCAACAACCGCTTCCGAAGCACCTTAAGCAGTACGAAAGCAAATTCGATAATATTATGAGAACGTTTCCGAAATTCGATATCGATGCTTTCGAAGGAGATTTATCGACAGAGTTTAAAACACCAGCTACACCACTTGGAATTATCAAGATGCTTGATTATTACGTAGGACTTGATAAACTCGACAGAATGAACGCAGTTGTTATTGGTCGCTCTAAAATCGTAGGTAAACCAATGGCTGATTTGCTTTTGAAATATAATTGCACCGTAACTATTTGTCATTCTCATACGAAAGATTTATCGCTTTATACGAAGAACGCCGATTTGATTATAAGCGCAGTCGGTAAAACAAAATTCCTTACGAAAGATTATATTGGCGATAACAAACCAATCATTGTAGATGTAGGAATCAACCGCGACGAGAACGGAAAGCTCTGTGGCGATGTTGATTTTGAGAACGTTATGCCGAAATGTTCGTTTATCAGTCCCGTTCCGAAAGGCGTTGGAGTTTTAACGGTTGCAAGTTTGGTTTATAAAATAGGAGAAAATGTGGAATGATAAAAAATAATCCAGATTTTAAATGGTTTGTAGCAAACTTTGATTGCAACAAACAAAAGATTGAAAAATACAACGTTCTTAAATATCGTGAAGAAGATATAAAGAAGCTTAAGAAGAAATATCCTACAAAGGAAGAGTTTGAAAAAGAACTTAAAATCCGTTGTAAATCGAGATTTTGGTCTCGCGCAGAATATGAAGTTGTTATCTTTACTGACGAAAACGGAAAAATTTACTTGAAGCCGTGGGTTGGCTGCAGAGATGATGATTACAAAATCGATGTTGCAGACGAAACGGATTTCGATTGGAAAGGTTTTGCAGAAAAACATATCAATCTAAAATACGGACCAGAAGAGAAAATCGATGTTTGGGATCAGCTCGAATATCGTTGGAATGATTTCGTAGATTATGTTTGGAATTATCATCATAAGTGGCAAAGGAAGAAGAAGGAAGCTTAATATGAAATTTTTTGTTTGTATGTTGGGCGTAATTGCTTTGATTGGAATTTTTTGTACTTTGGTTTACAGCTTTATTCATGAAGATAAATCTGTTGTTCCGCCCGATTGGGAAAGAGATAAGCTTTTGCTTAATGACCATTATGTTGAGAAGTTTAAGACATGCGAACACTCAAAGAGAGAAGGAGATTAATTAATGCAGAAAATTGATTTAAGATTAAAAACTCTTTTCCCAGCGATTATGGGAACGCTGGACGAATCTACAGATGTTGAATTTCGTGTTATAGCAGAAAACGATATTGATATTGACAAAACTGCAGTTGTAACAGCAGAAGATATTCTCGATGATATTTATGGTGTTCAAAATATTTACGCCTATAAAGACACTCTCGTGGTTGAAGTAAAGAAAGATTTGGACGAAGATTATTTCACCGATGAAGACGATACGGAAGATGAAGTCGAAGAAGAAAATCCGTATACTTACTTTGATACGCAAGAAGACAAACCTTTTTATGGTGGACCAACGCTTGTTGTAAACAACCAAGATAAAAAGCCAGAGCAAGATATTGTAATTGATGATTTAAGCACGTGTTATTTTGCAGAGCAAAAAAGAACACAGATTATTATCGTGTATCATTACAAAGACAACGACAGACCTTTGCAAGCTCAATTTTATCTTAATGGCGATAAAACCAAGCTGACTAAGGAAGAAGTCCTTCGTGAGCTTAATGATAGTCTGTAAACCCCTGTAAATAAAAGTGTGTTTTTATAAATTGAAAATTTTTAAAATTTTTTCTAAAAACCGCTTAAAATCGTTTGACAAATTGATTTTTATATGATATAATATACACGTAATCAGTTAAGGGAAACCGACACCAACAAACACTAACCAATACTGATTGCAACCTCCTAATAATAGATGGAAGACGGAGCTAATCACTCCGTATGATGAGATGATAATTGACTTGACCTCCACGTGGTTCATCTTGGGTAGCTCTAACAAAGTCAAACGCAACAAAATATCTGATAGCTAACAGTGCTTACTTTTGCTTATAGCTCCAAATTGTTAATTTGTGTTAGTACTGTAATTCAATCCGATAAAATAGTTGCAGCTAGCGGAACTTACTTTAACAGATTAGATAAAAAGAAGATTATTATACAGCTCCGCGATATATTATTTTGAATCGAGGTTTTCAGCTAGTCGAGCTTACTTTAATTTATAAAAGGAGAATAGTAGCGCGACAATTACGAAAATCTCGATTCTTTTTTATTTTCAGCGTAAAATCGTTTGACATTATGAAAATAATATGTTATAATAAAAACAAGAAAACGAAAGGAGATTTTTTTACGATGAAAGAAGTTTTTAAAAAGTATCTGTTTGACAAAAATATTCTTGTGAATGACGGTGCAACCGAAAGTAATGAAGAACTTGAAACTCTGCTTTGCACGGCTCTTATGGCTAAATACGGCTATAACGTTGTTTCTGGTGCAGAACTTATGTCTAAGCCAGTATTTAATTATGTAGCAGAACACATTGATTGTAAACCCGCCGAGCCTTTTTACAGAGGATTTCCAGAAAGCGTTAAAAATCTTTGCCCCGAAGAACTTTTGTTTGACCAACTTTGGTCTTATTATAAAACTTATGGGTTGAACGATTTTTCCGAAGAGCAACACTCGGTTTGTGAAAGTCCCGTTGAGAGAATTGCGCTCTTGAAATCTTTTACAACAAAGAATGTGAAAATCCTGAACGAGAAAGATGCAGAAAAAGAACTTGAGAGTTTGTTACAAGGTTTGTGCGATCAGACCAGACCTATGAGCGAATATCAATTTACAGTGCTTGTTGAAGCTATTCGCGAATATGATATGTTTATGTTTAAATTTGCATCGGCAAACACGGCAATTAAAGTTTTGCTCGAAACGAGAGATGTAAGATATGCAGAAAAATATTCTGCACCGCTTGAATTAAGTCATTTCCCTAAAATAGTAGAAGAGCTTAATTACAAAGTTTATCACAACAAAAATATCAAAAAACTTAATCTTAAAAATCAAGACAGAAAATTTTTGATTAATGTTTTAAAGATTTTGATTACGAATAGCTATAACGATTATAATGTAGTGTCTGATTATCAATGGGCAATCTGCAACGAAAAGCGCGCTATCTGGAAAGGAATTCTTTATCACTTACACTATAAAGACGAAAGACTTGCTTTCATTTATAATCAGAAAGTATTTTCTTATATGTCAGAATTTGAATGGCTTATGAAAAATGGTGATTATGTCGGAGCGGCGCGTACTTTAAAGTGTCGCAAAGGAATGAGCGCACTTCTTCGTAATCTTGATTATATCGTATCTAGAACGAAGGAACTTTCCGAGGTTGAAGAAATTCTCGACTTACTCAAAGACGATTTAAATCCGATGATTTTAATGCAACTTATTTTGCATTATAAAAGTTACAATCGCAAACCAAACGAACGTCGCGTTTTTTCTTTCAACAAATTCAATATGAAGAAAAATCATACGGAAACCATTGATGAAGCCGATAGAAGTAAATCATATCTTGATGATCTTGAAGTTGATTATCTTGAAAGATATTTCACCAAAGCTTTTTATGACCAAATGGGAAAGAAAAAGACTGGCAAAGTTTATCTCGAAGATGGAATGAAAGATATTGCTATCCCGATCGATATGGCAACTGCCAACGGCGGTCTTGGATGTTTGCCGACTGGCTCACGCGTTGCAATTCCAAATGGTGCAATTATTCGTGCTTTCACTTATTGGGAAAAGGTAAACGATGTTGATTTGTCTTGTTGGCTCGTTGATAAAGATTTTAAAAACATTAAAAAGTTTGACTGGAATAGTTGGGCATATAGAAATTGTCGTGACAACAATTGGGATATAAATGCAGTAACTTTCTCTGGTGATCAAACATCTGGTTATAATGGCGGAAGTGAGTATTTCGATATCGATATTGATAAAGTTATGGAAATTTATTCCACCTCCAGATATATAATTTTCTTTAATAATGTATATTCTGGCGTTAAATTCAAAGATATATTCTGTAAGGCTGGTTATATGCTTAGAGATAAATTCAACAGCGGTGAAGTTTATGAGCCAAAGACGGTTCAGACGGCTTTTAACATCACATCTGATTCAACGTATTGCGCTTTATTTGCAATTGATTTGCAAAATCGCGAAATGATTTGGCTTAATCAAAACGTCGATTCTAACGCTCGTTGTTCGTTCACAAACGATAATTCGTGGGTGAAGAAATATATTAATCTTGCCGACCTTTTGAACGTTTATAAGCTTTTTGAAAACGTTGGAGAGATGGTAAGCGATCCGAAAGAGTGTGTCGGCGAAGACGATTATATTATCACGAAAGAACCTATCGACACGAGTTTTGAAACCAAGGCAGCTATAATCACAGCTTATACCACCGAAAAGATTATGTCGTTTATCGAGGGCAAGAAATGAAATATATTGTTGAAATCAATATTCCAAGATATATTGAAATTGAAGCCAACAGCGAAGAAGAAGCGAGGGAGCGAGCAAAATCCTCCCTCGATCCGAAACAACGTGAGATAGCTGAAATTAAAGTTGCTAAGGAAGTTAAATTATGAGTATTGATTTAAGAAAGAGTTTAGAAGAGTTTTATAAGAAGCAAGCCGAGATCACTAAGAGATTGAAAGAAAGAGAAAACGATGGAAAATAATCCAAGCGATGCGCATGCTTGATTATTATATATATTATTTCAGGGTTCGCGATGTAGCCATAATTACATCAGCCCTTCAGAGCAAAGGAAAAATAGTTATGGAGAAGGTTTTATTGAGTGCAGAGCAAGCAGCAGAGTTGTCATTAAACAAAGGTTATGAATGGTTTAAGAATCAAGTCTTTAAACAGATTCGTGAAACAGCCGAAAGAGGCGAGAGTGAATTACATTGGGGGATTTCAAACCCTTTTTATAAAGAATATCTTGAAGATAATTCTAATACAATTTTTAGTACACCTTTTATTTCGAATATTTATATTACAAATATTCGAAAAATTAAATCTCTTTTATCCGATTTTGGATATACAGTCAAATTTATAACATGCGACGATGATGACGGTGATGAACTTGTAACAGAACTTGTTATTGAATGGTATAATTAATAATTAAAAACAAGAAACGCTTAATCGGGCGTTTCTTTTATTTTGCGTTTAAACACGTCTGTTTTAAACGATAGGCTTCATACGGTAGATTGGACTACTCAAACATTCTCGTGCAAATTTGAGCCTATTCTGTCAATCTAGGAAGGTTTTAAGAGTATATGATAATCTCAATCGCTTACTATTCTGTATAATCGCTTAAAATAGACTTAAATTGAGCGATTGGATACTCGGTTAGGTAATTTGTCGAGTGAAGCAAAGAAACGCAAAATAACGGCTATTTTGTGCGTTAAGAGAGATTTTAATATAAAAAAGGCAGTTGGTTAGACAATTCATTATTACTCATTGTCAATCCAGTTGGATAGTCACACTCACCATCTTATTATATTATTATATATTAAAAATTATCTTTCAGTATACGATCATTCGGAGAGACTCACATTCGTTCGCTCTTCTCTGTGATCGTGCATAGCCCGCTGTTATGCTTACGCATAAAGCTCTAATGCTATTTGCTTCGCTTCGCTACGCAAATTATTTTAAACGGAAAATCTTCGCTCGCGCTTGATTTTCTACCATATCCAAAGAGTTAAATAGATGGTCTAAGAATATCAGAAAACATAAGTTAAAGATGTTTAAGGCAGTTGGTTTAATGAACCAACAAGAAAATATTGTAACTTGGATTGAAATAGATGAATATAAGTATATTTATATGAGTGGTTATAAGATGGTATAATTTATGCGTTTTTATATCAAAATAAGCATAAAATGGGCAAAAATAACTGATTTTATTGTATTTTTAGGTTATTTTATATTGCTGGTGGTCAGAGTGGATATATTAGAATATATTAGGATTAGAGTAAGGATAACACCTTCGGTGTGAAAATATAGGGGAGTTGAGGTTACGGGGTTGGGATATGATTCTATATTATAGAAATTGCTTTGTGATTGTTGTGTAGATTGTAGATATTATTGTTTTAAGTTTTTATAGGTTTAATACAGAGTGACGATTGATTTTGGTTTGTATTTTTATAGATACGGTTTATTTATTGTGTGCGGTTTTGTAATTGATTTTGTGGTTTAGAATATAGGTTTATAATTTGTTTGTTTATAATATTTTGTCTATATGTATATAATTATGATTTTATGATATGTTCTCTTTTTCTTTTTAAAAAAAGAGAAACTAAAAGAATACATAATACCAAAAAAATAATTTAAAATTTTTAATTAAATCTCATCCCAACCCCGTCAGTTTAAGTTCAAACTAAAACCAAATCCAGAAAGAAGCCGCCGGCTTCGTTGAAGGATAAAAAAAACAATATAAATACAAATATAATAATTATAAAAACTTTTTAAAAAATTTTTTCCCAACCCCGTAAAATTAGTTGACAAATATTTAGAAATATGATATAATATGAGTGTAAAATAAGGTGAGTATAAATTCACCTATTTTTGGCGTAAAAATGTTAGTAGAAAACTATATGTTTATCTTTAAGGGAAAATCGCTACAAGCCGCTAAAATAAAGGACTTTTTTGAAAGTTTAGGAGGTTTTATATTCGCAAATCTCCTAAAATATAGTTTTAAAGTAAAAACGGAAAGCTCTCGCATAAGACGCCCAAATTTTATCAACTACTCATTTTGGAGTATTTTTTGAGGAGGTATTATTCAAAATGACACCATTAGAAGAAATGGAACAAAAAGCATTAGACGAACAAACAGCAGAATTTGAAAGAATCGAAGAAGAAGAATTCCAGAAACAAAAGGTTACTGTAAATATTGTTGATGCTATTTGCGGTGCGGGTAAAACATCGGCAGCAATCAATATGATTAATAACTCAAGTGATGAAGAAAGATTTTTATATATTACACCTTATCTTGATGAAGTTGACAGAGTTATTAAATCTTGTCCTAAAAAGAAATTTAAACAACCAGAAGTTTATGGAAGTAAACTCGAAGGGATTAAATATTTATTCTCACAAGGAAGAAATATTGTAAGTACACACGCTTTATTCAGAATGTTTGATAAAGAAGTAATTAATCTTGTTAAAGCAATGAATTACACTTTGGTTATGGATGAAGTTGCTGATGTTGTAGAACCTCTTGATATAAGCAAAGATGACCTTAAAATTGTTTTAGAGAAAACAGAAGTACAAGATAATGGATTGTTGAAATGGGTTGATAAAAATTATAAAGGTAAATTTGGAGATTACAAAAGACTTTGCGAACTTAATGCTGTTTTTTATTATAGCGATACTGCTCTTGTATATCTATTTCCAGTTGATTGTTTTAAGGCGTTTACACATACTTATATTTTGACCTATATGTTTGATGCTCAAATGCAAAGATACTATTATGATTTTTATGGTGTTGAATTTAAATATATTGGTGTAGAAGGAAAATCGGTCGAAGATTATCATTTTGTTGATCATAAAACAGAGTTAAAAACAAACTATAAAGAATTAATTAAGATTGAACTTAGTCCATCACTTAATTCGGTTGGAAATAATCCCTATGCCTTATCTGTAAATTGGTATAAGAAAAATATAGATACTTATAAAAATGTTTTAAAAAAGAATATTTATAATTTCTTTACAAATTATTCTAAAACACCATCTGGAAAAAATCTTTGGACTACTTATAAAGATTATGTTCCACTCTTAAAAGGAAATGGATATGCAAAAGCATTTCTTTCTTGTAATGCGAGAGCAACAAATGCTTATATGAACAGAACAGCTGTTGCTTATATGTGTAATATTTTCTTCAACCCTATTTTAAAAGATTTCTTTTTATCAAAAGGTGTAAGAATAGAGGAAAATAATTATGCTTTATCAGAACTTATTCAATTCGTATTTAGAAGTGCAATTAGAAAAGGTGAAAAAGTACATTTTTATATTCCGTCTTTTCGTATGAGAACTCTGTTTTATAATTGGGTACAAAAACACTAACTTATCCGCCGCCCGAACACCGATAAAAATAATTCAGATAAATTCATAAAAACCTCTTAAAAATGCTTGACAAATTTAAATAAATATAGTATAATTGATGTATAAATATAGGCTTTATTTTAACGAATAAACCCAATATAAATATAGGGCGGTCCGCCGCCCGAAAGGAGAGAAAGAATGAAACTTGAAGATATGAAAGTCGGTGCATTTGTCAAGTGTACAAAGCCAGAACGGTATTGTTGTGATGATTGTTATGATGATACGTTTAGGATTACAAACAAACTTCCAGATAATCAATGGGAGATTGAAAGAATTACAGGGAAACCCCGCAAAACAATCATTAGTCAAAAAAACTTACAACATAATTTTAAACTTTATGTATTTCACACATTAAATAAAATTATTAGTATTTCTTTTTATGCGGATGGTGTAACGTCTATTGAAAGTGACGGACAAATTAAAAATGTTGGTCTTTATCATGAAGACAAATACGATGAATTTGTAGGCGCGGTTGAAGCATTAGCAAAGCTTTATGATAGAAAATCACCATTTGATGAAATCGAAGAGTTGAAAGATGTTGCTCGGGCGGCGGCTCAACCGATTAAAAAAGAATATGGTTATGGAGAGACCGTAAAACTTGAAGGAAAATCTAACGCAACCATAAAAGCAGAACCATTTGAAGTAGATGCAAAAGAACTGTATGCAAAGCCTCATTCTCCAGTAGATGATATGGACCTTACACCACCTTTAGAAGTTGGCTGTTTGATTAAGATTAAAGATCCTTATACAAATAAACTGAAAGGCAAGTGGTTTAAAGTAAGTTCTATTAAAGATGAAGATGAATCGTGTCTTGCATTAATCTCTGTATTCCTTGAACCAGATAAACTTTCATACAAGGCATTTCCTAAAGAGAATTTAGAAATCGTCAAAGAGCGTTATCATAATATCTGGGATGAAGGCCTTAAATATCATTTCGGTGACAGAGTTGTATTAACTCAAACGGGATTCAACGTTAAACGTAAGTCTTATGGTACAGTGATTGATTGGAGACGATATAACGATGAGAATTATTACATTGTACATTGGGATGATGAAGACGCTCGGTTTCTCGGATGTAAAGAAGAAGTCGTTCCAGAATATTGTCTTCTTTCAGTAAGATATGAATAATTATAGAGGGCGGCGGATAGCCGCTCTTTTCTATTAATTGTCCGCCGCCCAAGGACGGCTTTAAATAAGCTCACAATGCACAACTTTTCTAGTCGATAGATTATACCAGCGAAGCAATCTCGTTTAAATTAGACGACATTTTGTAAATCAAGAGAGATTATATTGCCCTTCGCGGGCGGCGGTTAAGAAAATAGTCGGTTGGCTTAAAAATTCTTTAAAAAATATTTCAAAAACAAGCTAAAATCAGTTGACATTTCCTTTGTAATATGTTATAATATATGTGTCGAAAGGTTGAGGGAGCAATCCCAAAACATCATCCTCATTAAATTAAACAACTACAAAATTAAATCAACCTTTCGACCCCCATAGCTCACAGAAGAGAGGGACGAATCGATCCGCATGATCATAACAATCCTCCTAAAAATTTTACGTCTACTAAGTCAGATTCCTCCCTCTCTTAAAATTTAATCACACTACCATTCAGAAATGAGTTGCTTTTTGTTTTTTGTTTGGTTCATATTGTTACTCCTTGAAAAGCAGTCGGTCGAAAGATCGGCTGTTTTTCTTTTGTATAACACTAATTTATTTTTTGTATAAAAGACGGAAAATCACAAATTTATATAATTTAAAAAAGTACTGAAAAGTACAAATATTTATAATTTAAAACTCATAATCTAAGTATAAAAAATGTATACCACTAATAAATAAAAACGATTTAAATACGTCTAATTTCAACAACTCTCTTTTAGTCGATACATTTATCAAGAAAACTATTCTCGTGCAATGTAGGTACCAAAGAATTGATTATACGAGATTTTAAATATAAATATACTAAATATATTTTCCTTTTAGGGGCGGCGGTTACTATAAAATCTTCTTAAATGCCCCTAATTTGCGCTAGGATGCACAAGTACGTATATACCCGCATGTGTGTTACGTGCGGATTGTAGTCGCGCGTGCGCGCATATACATGCATGTATTATTATATATATAATATATTAATATATAAAGAATATATAATAAAAAAACGTTAAAAATAAACCTGAAAGGTTTATTTTGGATATATAATAGGAGTCCAGAGGGAAGAGAGAAACCAAAAACAAGCAAAAAGTAAGCTGAAACGCTAATTTTCGTTCTGGTAATGAGAAGAAAACAAATCGCCAGAGCGATTTGCAGGTTTCTAAGTTATGAGTTTCTTTGGCGCGCCGCCCACTAATTAAACTGAATTTGTCAAATTCAATTATTATAAAAAATAACGGAAAATCACAAATTTTTTTCATCATCCGCCGCCCGCATTCATGTTTCAAGGGCGGGCTTCAAATCATCTTTGTCGCGCCGTAGCGCGTAAAACCTCGTATAATAAGCCCTCGCGTATCTTACTATTTGTATAGCGCAACTTTGGGGTTCGATGCGCTTGAGCATTATTATTCGTTTTAAATAGCTTGTGAGTTTCTAAGGCTGAGCGGACAAGATTATTCTCCTGTCCGCCGCCCGTCAAAGCCTAGTTAAGTATGATTACGCCTTGATTCCATTCATCTATCATAAATGTCAATATTCTCGCCTCCCCTATTTCAATTATGTGTGTTCTTGGATCATTGAGAATTTGTTCCGCAATAATCTCTGCTTGATATTCGCGTTCTTCTTTACAGATAACGCCCCGAATTTCATTAACCGTCTCCCCTGCTTCCTTGCAAAGCAAGTAAATGCACCAACCAATAAGAATTAAAAATATCATAATTCACCTCAGATAATAGATTTTGCTCGAAGCCTCGCTCTTCGATAGCGGTTCACTGATTTGGTGGATCTTTCGGTGGAAACGCACCGTGAAGCCATAACCAAAAGCAAACAATAACAAAGGTTAAACTTACTAGCATTAGCTCACATCACCTCCTTTCCGATTTTGATAATATTATCAATATTGAGCGTAAACATATTTCCGCTATTATGCAGAAGTTGTTTCGTGTTCAAATATCCATAATTAGCTAAGAATGACTTTCGCTCAATCTGGCCATTGAGAAGATATTTTACCTTCGGTTTGTTTGGCGAAAGAAACGCTTGAAGATACAGACGGTTTTCATCGTAATTACTCTTTACGATGCCGACTACATCTGTTGGCGTGAACCATATATCAGAAGCTGTCGGTTTGTAGTTTAATCCAATTCGAACAGTCATTCTGACGAGCTTATTTACGCTGTAATGGTTCACTTTTGCTTTGTCGGTTCCTACATCGATCTTATACAAGATCTTCACGTAAGAACACTTTTTGTACGTTGAGAGAAATTTTACAAGCTTATCATAAGTCATAACTCCAACCCTCTTCGACTTTCTCACGGACTCTGACGATTTGTGAACGTTTGTCACATTTCAGAGCGGCTTTATAATCTTTCACTTGCGGGAAGATTCTAAAATCAAATAAGAAATCTTTGAATTGATTCAAGATAAACATCTTCTTTTCTGGTGAGAGATTATATTGAACACCTTCGGCTTCAAGCTCTGCTTTGGCTTGTTTGTAAAGCTTCTTATTTTGATTGCTGATAAGCTTTTCAATCTCACCTTCAAGCCGAACTTCACAATCATAAAGTTTATCTACGTCAATCTTCGGTTTTTCACCGAAGATTTCGCAGAGTTCTTTGTATTCATCTTTGTGGTTATCAAAACGATCTTGTCTCATAATATAATATCTCCTTATATATTTAATGCTTCAGTTTCACAGACGATAAGCCGTCCTTCCCAACCATCTCTATATATAGCCTCGACTGTATAGGTTGTGTATTTGGCTCCTGGTTGTACATAATAATCGGATTCATCGATTATATGGTATTCTTCTTCAAGATAATCTCTTATTTCACTCAGAGATTTATTTTTTAAAAGATTGTATTCATCTTCGGGAAGGTGAAAGATTATAATAGTTTCTTTCTGTTCCCAGCCTCTGCGTTCTGCATCTTCCAAATTATAAGTTAATTCTGTTCTACCGATTTCGTACATGATTAAAGCACCTCCTCCAATTTACGAGCAAGATCGAAATAAAATTCCTCTAAATATCTTGCATGTTCGATTTGTTCTTCGAGATCTTTGTCATAATGCCCAACTTTATCATAAGCAATTTCGAATTTGTAGTGGTCGCATTGATATTTTCCTGCAACGTAGCTAACGCAAGTGATTACTTTTTGTTTTTCGAGTTCCGTGAGTTTTGTCATGATATTTATTCTCCTTTAAATTTTAAATTTACGAACCAAAGATTTCTTGAAAGATTGCATCGGAATCTTCCCAGCATTTTTCATTGATTTCTTTAAGCGTCATATGTTCACACATATTGCATAAGTAATCATGGATTTGCTTACGCTGTTCTTCGTTATATTCTAATCCTTCGATTAGAGAATTTTCGATGGTAGCGATAGTGAGTTCTTTCATTTTATTTGTCCTCCAAAATAATTTTCTTTGATTGTAATTTAACTTTGCATTTTCCGCATTGATATCTTTGTGGTTCTCTTACAATTCCACATAGGCTTTTATATTTCCAATTTGCAAAGCAATGCGGGCAATAAACCATATATTTAAATACGGTCTTCTTCGGTGTTTCGAGAACAGCCTTACAAAACGTTTCGTTATCCGAACGAACCGTTGCTTTACAACCCCATTTTTCTCCGATTTTGTTTGAACGAACTTCCCATAAATACGAGTGATGTTCTTTCGGTGTAACGAAATGACCAAGTTCGTGACAAATCGTACTACGGATTTGTTCGTAATCTTGTTTGAGGTTTGAACTAACCGTGATAATACACCGAAAATATCTGATTTTGTCAACATTTCTTTCGTACGGATCAATCACGCTGTAAGAACATCTTCCAAGATGCGAACAAGAACTATCCATATAAAGCTCAGGTGTGCAGGTTTCGAAGAATCTCGGATAAAGCCGTTTGGCTTCTTCAAGACATTCGTTCCAAATCTCGATAATTTTGCTGTCGGTTACATCTTTTTGTGTGCGTTTACGATAAATCATATTTATATCTCCTTTGATTTTTAATCTTCAATCCATTGAACAAGAATTTGCTGGTCGTTGTCGTAACAATCGAGTAAACCATTTAATGCTGGTTTCAAATCCGCTTTCACATCTTCAAAATCTTCATCAGGTGCGACATGTAAAAACCAAGAATATCCACCTCCATAATAATCAAGGAGATATTGGTTTTCATAAGTATCGAAACCTGTATCTCCAAGTTGCTTAATTCCATACCACCCATGAGATTCATCAATAATTGAACCCCAATCATCATCTGTTAATTTTTCCAAATCATATTTTCCGTCAACAACCGTAAAATCTGCGACGAATTTAACGTTTTTGGATTTATCATCAGAGCAAAGTTTGTTTGATAAAATATCTACAAATTCTTTAAAATTACAAATTGTATACTTTTTACCATAAGAAACACTTTGCAATCCTCTTAATTCTGGAAAATACTGTTTCATAATTTTGAGGGTTATTTTTTTATCCTCGAAAGTTTCCATATCAAATCCCATACACATAGAGCCATCTTTGGTCGATGTTTCAGTAATCGCATAAGAATGAATATAGTTCTTATAACCTTTTGGTCTTTCACCGTAGAAATAAGCAAAAGTATTCCAGTATTTCACTTCGAATTCTTTTCCACGAACGATGATTTTTGCACATTCTGTGTGTCCGTCGTTCGTATAAAATTTGTCAATCTCCATGAGATTTTGCATTTCTTCGTCGAAACCTTTGAGAAACTGTTTTGCATTAAAGTCGTTTTTGTTTACCATAATATTCATATCTCCTTAAAATTTAATTTTCTTTCTTATAAAAAGCGATTTGTTTACCTATTTCGAAAAGATTGCAATTATAATAATGATATTGTTTGCAGAACTTATCGAAATCCTGTTCTTTATCCAACTCCGCTGGTTCCCACCAAGCAGAATTAGGATTTGCCTTGGAAGGCAGGAGATATACACTATCTCCTGCCTCGTGCAGCTTACGAGCTTCTTGTCTGTTGATTTTAACGTAATTCATTTTAGTCTTCAACCTCCTTGTAACCATTCTTCACGTATTGCTCAACCATTTGTTTGATTTGCGGTTTAGACATTTTGATTTGGTCTTTCCATCTGAAAAGGAAATAACCTTTGCGAACGGTTTTGTTGTCGTGATCAACGATTGCTTGATAGATGTTGCCGTTTTTGTCTACGTTAGATGCGAAATAGATTTTGTTTTCCATGATATTTATTCTCCTTAAATTTAATTATTTATTCTTGTATCAAGTACTTCGTACTCATATCCGCCGAATTTGTCTTCGAATATTTCTTCAATATCCATTGCCATTGCAGTTTCTTTATACTCCGAAGACTGCAAGAGAAGATAAAAAGCGGCAAATGCCGTTTCTTTATTTTCGAACGTTGCTACGCGTTCGAAACCGATTCCGTTGAGTTTCATGTTAATTCCAAATCCTACTGTTTTCATGATGTTCTATCTCCTTAATTAAAAATTACATTTTAAAACTGCTATGAACATTGATTCGTGGTCTACAAACTGGATATAAACATATCCATTGATTTCTTTGTTGTACCATTCCAATGCTTCTTCGAGGTCGCAAGTACTATCTACTGTACAAATGTTTCCATTTGGCGTATCGAGAGTTACGACTTCGTAATGGGCTGCAAATTCCGTGAAATTTAACCCAAGTTCGTTAAGATATTCGACTTCTTCTTTTGTCGGAATATTATCGTTATTATAATATTCTGCAGCAGCTTTAAAAGCTGCATTTTGAGTGTACTCTGTTACAAGTTCTTTGAGTGTTGTTTTAGTTTTCATGATGTTTTCCTTTCCTGCGGATATACCGCCGCAGGTCGGTTACAATTTTATTATATCAAATTAAATTTGTTCTGTCAAGCGTTTGAAACAAAGTTTTTTAAATTATTTTTCAAACGCAAGAATGATGTCGTGTTCGCAATATTCAAGTTCAAAATCAGAACCTTTTGCTGTCATTTGGAAATCGTCGATCCATTTCCATTCGATATTGGCTCTTTGGCATAAATCCTGGAAATAAGGTATATTTCCAAATACACGATAACATTGTTTTCCGTCGTGGGAAATATAATTTGTTACTCCGTCTTCTCCCCAGCCTTCTTTCATAAACGCAAGAATTTCTTCTTTTGTTTTGAGTGCAGGTTTATAAGATTCAATTTCGCAAATATCCGTTCCATCTTGTTCGCAAAGCCAAAGCATTACATATTTGTTTTCAAGCGCATATTTATTGAAGAATAATTTTGCATCTTTATATTCTTCATAAATATCATTTTTATATTGAAATATATAATCTCCATTCTCGAATTTGCAAATTTTAACGCAATACTTATGTTTTTCTGTTACGGAATCGATAAAACGATATTCCAAATCTCTCGTTTTGAGAATGTGTATCAAATGTGCTTCATCATAAGCTTCGATTTTAACGAATTTTACACCTTCAATTCCGTTGTTGTTCAATGCAACTGCTACTTTGTACGTCTTTTTGTTCATAATATAAATTCCTTTTCCCTTATGGCTGGGAGCAACCAAATTTATTTTGATTATTATTTATTTGGGCGGTTTACCCGCCGCCCACGGGTTAGATTTTAATATTCAGAAATTACAATATAGACATCGCCAATTCTGTTTACCCATTCAGTTTCGAGCAGATCAGAAAATTCACTATCTTTTAACGATTGTAAATTACCGATGAAATCTGTATCGCAAACAAGCCACTCGAGCATTTCTTCGACCGTTTTGAATTGCTCGAGCATCTCAATATAATTATTATATTGTTCTTCGATTGGTGTTTCATCTTCTTCGATTGGAAGATAATCGAGATAATTTTCATCAGAATCGTATATTTTTACACGATCTTTTTCTTCGCGTTCATCGAAATTTTCGATGTAAAAGTTGCCGTTGATGTTTTTGTTGTTGATAAGTTTTAACATAATATAATATCTTCTTATAATAAATTAGTCTTTATTAACAAATTCGTCGAGTTTGTCCTCATAGAATTTGATTACGTTTTGCTGTGCAAGATAATTCAAAAAGTTTCGAAGCGTTTCAAATGCAACCCAACCTTTTTCGGATAAATTACCGTCTTTCTTCAACGGTCTTAACGCACCCATTTGTCTGAGTACATCTTCAACCGTCGAGAATTGAGTTACTTTCTGTTGTGCAGAATCAACCTTTTCGCTGTATTCCACAATGTCGAGCGTCCAAATTTCATTGATTAAACCAATCAATGTTTCTTCATGGAAGCAATCCATCATAACGAAACCATTGACAGTACTGATATCATCTGCTTCGGCATCGTCATCATAATTGCAATCTGAATCCATCCATTGAAGCGTTTCGAACGCCCAAGAGCGCATTGAACCATAACAACCAACAGCGAAATCGCTTCCTTGCATGTCATCAAGATTGATGAATTTGCGTTCCGTGCTTAAATTTTTCATAATCGCTTCGTAACTCTTAGGAAAGCGATCTTTGTAATAAATACGATTTTCTTCTTTATCCCACCACTCATCAATATTGGTGAGTTCTTTTTCTTCAAATCCAGGATAGTACTCTTGAATCTTTTTGATTGCGTCTTTGAAACTATACATAATAAATTCCTTTTTCGGCTTTCTAAACAGGAAAGTGTCCTAAGGTATGATTTGATTTGTTGATTATTTGACGAATTCACAAACACAATATGTATTTGTTACTTTCACAACTCTATAAGTACCAAGTGAATCATCTTCGTCTTCAAACACGATTTTAACCAATTCTCCAACGTTGAATATGCTTGCGGCATCACTATCGAGAATAATATCGCCATTTTCCTCTTGATCATATTCGCCGTATGCAACTTTCCAGATAAAAGCTTGTTCTTCTTCAACAGGTTCATCTTTATTGTTATCCATAAGAAAATGTTTATTTTCTTTGATAATTTCTGTATATTCATCTTCTTTTTCGTAATACTTTACGCCTTTATAACTGCTGTTGGAAAGAAGTAAAGATGCAAGATAGCGTTCAGGTTCCATTCCGTTGATAGAATTATCTTTACAATATGATTCTCCTTCGCAGTCAAGCCATTCGTCATATCCAGCTGGCGAGCAGCCTTGAAAAACGTCTTCATAATGTTCAAAAATCCAACGAGAGAGATATTGTAAATAAGCTTTGTGCTTTGAATCATCATTCAAAACAATACTTGCTTCATATTGAACATCTTTGTTGTTTTTCAAAGCAATTTCTGCTTTTTCAACAGCATCGTTTTTGGTTTCAGCTTCGACAGCAGTTTCAATGAGTACATAGTGTTTCATAATATATTTTCCTTTCCCTTTCGGGACAGTCGGGTTTATTTTTTAAGTTGACTTTGCAACCCCGACTGTTTTTAACTTTTAATATTTGCGAATACAACAAAATCTGTCATCATCTTCATCGCGAAGATAAGCATAATGACCAATTTTGTCTGCTGCAGGTGCTTCATCTCTCGAATCCCAACCATCGTGAATGGTTGCAAGATTGAATAAATCAACTGTATAAGCTTGTTGATCGCTTTCCTTGCCCCATCCAAGATAACTTTGGATTCGAGGATTATCGAGATAATTTAATTCGATACCGCATTTTCGAGAAATAAAGACAACTGTCTTTTCCTCGAACTCTTCGTGTCCATCAATCCAGTCGAACGCGAAGACCAAATCGCCGAAATACGATTGAGTGTTTTTCGCTGCGATTTCTGCAAGGTTTTGCTTCAAGATACGTTTTTGGAATTTGTTAAGTTTAATCATTTCAATTCTCCTTATTGAATTTCGTAGAATTTAGGCATACCACCATTGTCATACGATTCAAGAGTGTTCTCTGTATCGTCTTCAAATTCGGTATCTACTTGATCGTTATAATCAAGTTCGAATTCGTCGTTGTAATACGAATCTTTAGCTTTTTGCAGAGCTTCTTGTTCGTTTTCTGCATGAACTTCGACGATTTTGTTGAGTGTTTCTGTAACAGAAATGTAATAGGTTTTCATAATGGTTTAAATCTCCTTATTGTTTTGATTTTGTTCGACTTTTGTTATAAAGTCTTCGTCACTTTCTTCATCACGCCAGTAAATGAATTGGTTTCCTTTCACTGTCGTGAATACTTCACATTTGTGAGCCATTTCGTTCCCTTCATCGAGAACTTCGTTCTTGTAATCTTCCCAAGAACGTTTTTCTCCTTCGAAAAGAACGTCATCACCATCACAAACAATTACTTTATTCGGCTCGCTTTTGCGAAACCAAATAACATAACCGACTTTTGCTTTAATTGTGTTGCGCATATTACATCACCTCCTTTTTGATTTGTTTCGCTTTCCATTCGCTTTCGGTAATCAATTTACCGAATTTGCGTTTATCGTCGTAGATATTATTCTCTCTTGTTTGTAATGCCCAATTAAGAATTGTTTTTGCAGTTTCTTTGATTTGCTCATCGGTATATAACTGGAATTCGTTATATTTAAACAAATTCTTAGGAAGTCTTTCTCCGAACCGATTGTTCCATTTATAATATCGATTTGCTTTTGTGAAAAAGAAATCCATAAACGGATTGTCATCGAGTTCAATGTAATAATACATATCTCCGATAACGAATTTTGTATATACACCGAATACATCTGCGTGTTTCGATATAAAAGTCGAACCATCTTTTGCTTCAACTTCAACGAATTCCTTTTTGAAGTAGTATTCTCCAAATCCTTCTTCGGCGGCAGATTCGCCACCAAGTTCTTTTACCTGATTATCGATTTCGTCGAGAATCTTTGCTGCGTTTACGCTCCAGTTGTTTAAATAAAGTTTTTTCATGGTAGTTGCTCCTTATAACTAAAAAATATTTTTTGCCCGTTTAATGGTCGGTAGCGCAACCAAGTTTTGATTTAATAATCGATACCTTTTACGTATCTTTTGAAAACGAGCTTTTGTTCCATTTTCTGCATCGGATAAGTACGATTTTCATCAAACGGATAAACTGTTTCGTTGACGTTTCCGTCTTCATCGACAATTGTCAAACAATCATAATCTTCGACTTTGACGAGAACAGCTGTTTCTTCTGCGAAGAAAGACCAATAATTATCAATAATACTGATAATTCTATCGGCTTTCTCGCTGCTGTCGATTTTCTCAGCGATGTACTGTTGAAGTTCATCGCGTTGATTGTCGAAATCGGTCCAGTTGTCAGGTACTTTGATAACCTCTGTGTAGTTGGTAAACATATATAAATCTCCTTTCCCCGTTATTGCCGTTAGGTCAGCATAATTTTTAATCTTTGATTTCTTTCAGCGCATCCTTCCAACAATTGGAAGTCACACCATAACACTCTTGCATCGAGTAATTCAAACATCCATCGGGAATTGCTTTTTGGATAAACTTGATAGGAAGTTCAAAATCCTTTTCGAGTTCAACACCCCAGCAACCGCCACCTCCTTCCCAAGAATCATACAACGCACAATCGACGTTTTTACCGATTACGAGTGAACCACAATCTTTTCGTTTGCTGGGTTCATAAATGTATCCATTTTTGTCGCGAGCATTGATAATTTTGTTGATTTTCAACAACTGTCTTACAGTCATTTTAATCGGAATAAACAACGCGGGACAAGATGTCGAGCAATTGATAACTTCCTGATAAACGGTTTCCAAAAACCCTTTGACATCGAGTTTATCTTTTCCGTTCGTCAAGTAATTTTGCAACTGCTCTTTCGTATAACCCTGCGTTTTTGCAAGCCAGACGAGTGACGCTTTATCATCGATTTCATCGTCTTTATGACCGTTATAATGCGGATAAACCGCATTTAACGTATAATCGTAATTCAAATCGCCAGTATCAACGACGATATCGACATTGACTTCCTGTCCAAGATAATGCTCTTTGGGTATTTTGAAATACCACATTTCCACGAGTTCGTCATCGACTTCCTCGTAGTCGTACTTCGAACCTTCGGGTGTTTTCATAAATTCAGAAACAATATCATTGCGATATTGCCATTCACAACCCGTGTAACAATCCCAAAGCATTTCTTCAAATGCTTGTTCAGGATCGTCTGAATAAATAACCTTGTTGAGCCCTTTATCGCTTATTCGATCATCATAATCAAGCTGAGGTTCGGTGAAGAAATATTTACTCTCTTCATCAAACTCGTAATAATTTGCTTTTAAAAAAGCTTCAAGTTCGTCGTGTAATTGTTTGTTTAACATAATATATACTCCTTATAAAATAAATTTAAGCTTTTTCGATTCTAACTTCATACATCGTTTCCGAGTAATCGCCTTCTGGAAAGCTTCGATACCAATCTTCGCAATCATCTCGAATTTCATCTTCACGATTTTCTTCACGAAGGAAGTTCTTATCGTTCTGACGAAGTTCTTCGAATTTCGCTCTTGCTTCATCTTCATCGTCTTGATTATAGACATACACATTTTGTGTATCGCAATAATCTTCTCTCGAAGTTTCGGTGATAACGATCAAGTTTTGCTTTGTTTTGTTGAATACCATATGAGTTTCTCCTTTGTCCGTCTAGCCGATAACACAGCTTAATTTTTGATTAGATTATTTGCGAATGTCTACCCATCCGCCGTTCAATACACAATAGAGTTGAGCTATTGTGATTTTGCTTGATTTAAGGACTCTGTTCAAGTCCTTAACCGTACGAATGTTCAGTTTCTTTTTGCAAAGATAACTGAACTCTCTGAAATCGTAAATTCCCAGCATTTTATTTCACCTCCTTTGTCGAATCGACGTATTTCCACCAAAGTCTTGCAAGCTTGAAATACAAAACTTCGTAGTTCTTCTTCAGCCGATCAATTGCTGTTGTGTTATTCAAACACAACTGAACAGTCACATCGTCGATGAGCATCTTCAAGTGCTCATCGCTTGTTTGTTCATACACACGGTCCAAGAACCGTATACAAGCTTTCGCAGCTTTCTCTTCAGCTGTCTTCGGCTTCGGTTGCTGTTTCGGCTTCTCTTCTGGAAAGACAATATTCAAATGCACAACCATCTTATCATTGTCTTTCAACCGTTGAACCGCACCGTTCTTTGCCCACGTGACGCCGCACTGACGTTCGTTGCACACAAATTGATATGTGCAATTGGAACAACATTGATCGTACAACTCTTCAACGAGTTCTTCTGTGTTCGCTCTGTTCATCATATCGATAAACTTCTCTTGATATTTATTCATAACAAACCTCCATTGGTTGTGCGAGGTACGTTGCCCTTTATCGCAGTCAACCGATTTGTCAAATGGAACATCCGTATTGTTAAGCGGTACGGATGCAAACTCCGCTTTGCCTTCAGCAGACAACACTGTTACATATTTCCAACAATTATCTTGTTGGTTTTCTCCACTTACGCTGGTACTTCCCTCGTGTTTCCTGCTCGCAAACGCACCGTATTTTGTATCGCAACGTGCGCAAGGAATTCATACGAGGTATCACCCAACGTATTGGAACGGAAATGCAACTGTTCCGCGAAACCGACCTTCTTTTTCTTCCTCTCGGTTAGTCTTACGGGAATACCCAAGCTCTACATCCACCAGCTTGAGACGGTGTTTCTTGCATAACGGGATGCAAGTCCCATTGAAGATCCTTAACGCTTGCTTCAACACAAACGAGGCTCAACCCTATACCCAAGGGGATACGCTCAACAGCTTCGTATCATCCTGTCCTCTGCATTTACACGGGCTTGGAACCGTCCTTGGCTGCATTACAGAGTGTTTTTAACGTGGTTGCGCTTCCACGTGTGAAATTAACGATAATATTTAATTTCAACAGCTTCTACGGTTTCACCGCAGTAGGTTTCACCACCGTCAATGTCGAATTCTTTGAATTCGGCTGATTTGACTTGTCTGCACTCGTTCAAAGCGTGTGCAAGCGATCTTGCTGGAACACAGTAAAGATTGTGTTCACGGCAAAGATCGTCAATTTCGAATTCATCATAGAATTCTTTACGGTTTGCTTTGTCAGTTACGATGATGTCTGCGAGCGTTCTCGCGTCAGAAAGATTAAGTAATAAAATAATGTCTCCTTTCTCGCCCGAGCTTAACTCCCTTTCGGTGAGTATCATCGAAGCGAAAGACAATGGTAAACGCTTGATTAAAGGTTCAAACGTCTGAAAACCTTCAACGATCACCAACGAGTTGAGTATTTAATCACTCGAACGTTTGTGTGTGTATAGTGAACAGTTCGAAGAGCTCGTTCACCATAACGACATTCATCCTTCAACAAGGACTTTAAATCCTCGTTGGATGCCAACCGACCGTTGATATAGATAAGATTCATCATCTTAAGCATGAGTAACTACCTCCTTTGAAGTGTATTTGTTATATACTGGAATGTATATACAAACTGTAATATACATTTTTTAATATATATTACACTTCAAAAAGAATAAGTAGTGATCTCCACCCCTTTTGAAACCCAAAAAACTCAAATTTCCCAAAAATTTGCAACCAATCCAACCCACCCCAACAATTCCCAAAAATCCCAAAAAATTCGAAATTCCCCAAACCCCGTTTTCGTGCCTCCCGCACACGAGCACAAACAAAAAAAGCCCGCACATCTCGTGCGAGCCTTATATAAAATATTTAATTATAGCTCCTCCATAATAATCTGTTTCGGCAAAAAGTTCCAACAATAATACGCACTTGAAAACGTAATTTTATCTTGAATAACTCCGTGATTGAGAAACTTAATTCTCTTATCAAACATCAAAAGTTGCAAATCCTTTTCCATAAACAATTGTTTCGGAGCAGAATCATTAAGCCACGTAAGTGCCATAAGCAACGCGAATGGTTTATTGAAACTCAACGCTCTTTCAAAGATATGTCTTTTTCGGCTAAATGGAGGATTCGAAATAATGCAATCCCAATGTTCTGACGGCTCATAATTATAAAAATCTTGACCGTTTTCGATATGCGTCGCTATTACTTTGTTGCCGTTTGCCCTGATTTGTTTGACAAACTCACTATCCTCTTTATCAAACGGACACCAAACCACCCAATCCTTAGGAATATATTTAATAATCGGTTTTACGGCATAATCTGGAGTATAACATTCGTCATTGTTTCCTCGACTATACAAAACTTTCTGACTATCAATCATTATTTCTTACCATCCAATTCACAAATAATTTCGTCAATCTTATGTGCAACTTCAATAAAATCTTTTGCAGTATATCCTTTCGTTGTCATTGCCGCAGTTCCAATTCTAATTCCGCTCGTTTCTTTCGGACTTCTGTTTTCGTTTGGAACACAATTCTTATTTAATGTAATATTGTTTTTATCACACGCTTCTTGAATTTGAAGTCCTGTAACTGTCGAATGATTATATCGTAAATCCACCAAGAATAAATGATTATCAGTTCCGTTTGTTACAACTTTATAACCAAGTTTTTTAAATTCCTCAGCCATAACTTTGCAATTTAAAACAACTCTTCGAATATAATCTTTATATTCTTTTGTACAAGCTTCTTCTGCGCAAATAGCTTTGCCAGCTATAATATGTTCGAGTGGACCACCTTGGCCTCCAGGAAATACTGCGCCGTCAACCGCTTTTGCAAGTTCTTTTTTACAAAAGATTAATCCGCCTCTCGGACCACGAAGTGTTTTGTGTGTAGTTGTTGTAATAATATCTGCAACGCCAAAAGGTGATTGATGTACGCCAGCGGCTACAAGTCCAGCGATATGAGCCATATCAACCATAAAGTAAGGAGTTTGATATTCTTTGTTTATTCCTTCTTTAACTACAGTAGTTGCTTCGTCAATCATTTTCTTGATTTGTTTAAAATCAATTTCTCTCGAATATGCGCTCGCGCCAGCAAGAACAAGTCTTGGTTGATCTAAAATGATATGATCATAAATATTTTTATAATCAATTCTGCCGTTTGTGTCTGTATTATAAAAACTCATATTATAAAGTTTACCGCTAAAATTAACCGAAGCACCATGAGTTAAATGCGCTCCGTTATCAAGCGACATCGAAAGTATTTTGTCGTGAGGTTTTAAAACAGACATATATGCGGCAAAATTTGCTTGGGAACCACTGTGTGGTTGAACGTTTACGTGATAATCAGTATTAAATACTTCTCTCCACATATTGCAACAATATTCCTCAAGATTATCTACGTTCTCGCATCCGCCATAATATCTCATCTCTCTTCCAGAATGTCTATGAGTTGGATAACCTTCGGCGTACTTGTTGGTAAACGCACTACCGCAAGCTGCTTTAATTGCATCGGAACAGAAATTCTCTGAAGCAATAAGCTCGATTGTTTTACCCTGTCTTTTTAATTCATCTTCTAGAAAACTACCTACTATAGGCGATGCTTTTTGAATAATTTTTAAATTCTTTTTATCGTATTTATTGTTGCTCATTCGGAATCCACCCATATTCAGTATCATATACAAATGAAATATTCTCAGATTTATCTTTTCGTTCCCATTCTGGATGATCGGAATGGTCTTCGCCTTTATTTCGATTAATATTATTCATAATCGCTTCGATTTCTTCTTGAGATACACTGTATTTCTTCAAATTTTGCTTTTGCTTTTCTCTGTAATCTTTAAAAAAATTAGCCATATAAATTTATTTTTCCCACCATGTTTTCTTGACATTTATAATATAATCGATTTCACATTCAAGCCCTTCGAGCATCGACATAACTCTATCAAATCTTTGACGAGCCGTCATATCACAATTGGGAGTAACACCCATATCACGCAAAGATTGCTCGTAGTCTAATTGTTCTTGCGATTTTTGATATGGTTTTTTAAATCCGTTTTTATTCCAACGATTTTGTCCGTTATTGTTTTTAGAAAAATCGGAATTTCCGAATTTTTTATGCTGTTTGTTTTGATTATTATATTGATTATATTGATATGCCATGAAAACCTCTCTTGACTTTCGTCCTCTATATTATATCACAAATATAGAGGATTGTCAAGTAATTTTGAATATATTTTTTAATTTTCTTCGGAATATTCTCTTTTTTCGAGAATATCTTCCGATTCATCTGCCGTAACACACATAAATCTTTCTGAACCCCAATCTTCACAGGATGGATCATGTGTATATTCAATTCTATAAATTCCGCAGCCCTCATATGCCAATAAAATTTGATTTTCATTTTCAAGAAGGACTTTGCAAACGTCAGAAATTGCTTTCCACATATCTTCGTCGGATTTGTATTTATCGCGTTCTACTGCGATATAAGGCGCACTAATTTTACTCATAAATAATTTCTCCATCTTCATTGATTAAGAAGCTTTGCGCTTCTTTTGAAATAGGCATAAGTTTATATTTTCTTCCAAGGAACTCTTCGCCGTCTTCACATTCAATCGGAACATAGGTTTGCTTTTGCTCGATGCAATCGAGGATATCATCTCCGAGTATCTGCCAAGCAAAATCCCAATTGAATTTTGTATATGATTGCGATAAAGCTTTGATGTAAGTTAATGTTTCCATTGTGGTGAGTTCGAGCGTCATTAAATCATTTTGGATTTCTTCTTTAATGATATCAAGATAACCAAATCTTACATCTTTAAAATCTTCATCATCAACATCAGAGTAAATATTGTTGATAAGCGTGATTGCTTTTTTGTTGCAATATTTACGATACATATCACGAAACTTTTGAAGAATATCTGGAATAATGATATAGGAATTCAAATCGTAATACGGAAGCATACTTGTACAATTTTTATTGTACTTAATATCAAAATCAACCGATTCAATATCGCGACACAATAAATTCATTGTGCAGTTTGTGTTAATAAGCGGAAGAAACTTGTGATATTTTTTAATGAAATCAATTTCTGCATTTGTTTTATTTTTTTTCACAAGAAGTTTTTTAAGTTTCATCCCAAAAGCGCATTTTGATGTTTCATTATATTTATTCTCATATTTTTTATAAGATTTATTTAATTCGGGGTATAAATATCTAAAGAAATAAGGCTTTTTGGAAATTACAAGTGAGTTGTGATAGCGTTTTTCCTTCTTTTGTTCTTCGGTATCATCTTCTAGAATATCCCAAATTTTAAGCCATTCGTCTTTTGGAGGACCTTTGGCTTCAACACCTTTAATTCTATCAATTTCTTGTCCGTTAATTTCGCGAAGAAGTTTAATTCGTAAAAGCAATTCTTCTCTTTGTTTTTTTTGCTCTGGTCGCTGAAACATTGGCAACATTGCTTCAATAATCGTTGAATAGTTACTATAAGTACCAACCTTTGTACCAAATCCACGAATATCTGTTTCTACAAAATTTCTATGACATATTTTATGCGACGGCGCAGGTTGTTTTTCGTATGTGATAGGATTTGTATAATCCTTCATAGAGCCCCTCAAAAACACTTTATTATCGGTGCTCATACACAAATCGCCATCAAAGTCGCTGTCCGAGTGTCTTAAAGTACTTAAATCATATATCGAATAAACAATTCCGCTTTCAATCCATTTGTACCATTTGGTTGTTTCTTCATTATCAAACAACGTGCAATGATTTATCTCGTGTTTGTCAAGCAATGGTGAACGGCAAAGAACTATTTCATCGCCAATATTTGCGCGATTTTTCCAAAAATTTGAATAAAAATGCTCGCCCGGCAACACTCCGACGGGTGGTAATCCCAATGCACTTTGACATTGTGCTATCGGATCGGAAATCATAAATGAATAATTTCCTTTAACCCAGATTTTCCCGATCTTCGATTTATTAATTGATTCGACTATGTTTTTATAAATCTTTCTTTGAACATAAGAATCTTTCAGAAATTCTGGATTTTTTACGACTGCTTTCATAGCAAGATTTTGTGCTCTTGTATATACGTCAGAATATTCAATTTCCATATCTTGGTTGAATCCACCAAGCGAATACAGCATAGCGTATAAATCATCACCGCTACAAACTTTCTGAAGCCAGTCAATGGTTGGTTGAATTAGTTCTTTAATATCTTGTTCCTTAATGTTTAAAACTTGGATATATTGATAATTTGCAAGAACCCATTCATCGTCATATTTTTTGTTGTATCGAGATACACCCCAACCTATATTATATTTGGTAGCATACGAATCGAAATCTTCCCAACTCGAATAAGCTTTATATTCTTTGAATTGGCTTTCTGAAATCAAACAATCAATATCTTCTATTTTATGCGGTATCCCCCATCTATCATAAATAATAGATATATCGTGTTCGGATGCATACGCTTTGAAATCAAACGGGACAAGATTTCCTTTGATGAAAACAGAGCGTACAACGTATGAGCTTGCAACATAGTCAAGTCCCATTTCTTCGGACCATTTCATTGCCATTTCTGGGGAAACAAGTCCTTGCCCGTCGCAACTATTCATTGTTACGTCTTGGATTCTTTCTTCGACTGCTTTCTTTCCGTCTTCTGTGTTTATAATCCAATCGATTTTTTGATCTTTTAACGTTGTTTCAAAATCTTTAATTATGCAAACGCGCGGTTTTGAAACCCACATTATCGAAGATGTTGAAAGTGAAAAGTAAGCTGATAACTTCGCAATATTTGTTTCTGTAAGACGGTTATTTAAATCACACATCAAACGCGTATATAATTCATCGTAAATGCGTTCCGAGCAAAATTCAACTGTATTGTGTCGAATTTGTCCAGCCGATGCACTAAATCGAACATATCTTACACCGTTTAAATAAAACCCTGCTTTTGCAAGTCTTCTATACTCTGATTTTTTATTTACAGCAACAAGTACGAATTCTTTAACGAATAATTTGTTTAAAATTGCATACCAAAATATTCTCGCATCTTTTGCGCGACCTTCTTTTTTAGCTCTTCTCATTGAACCACGAAGAAATTCTATTTCTTTAAATATTTCGTGATGATTTCGATTATCACCGTTAATATAACGAGCTTGTTGAAAAGCAATATTATCACCCAAGGAAACAAGGTTGTCATCTAATGCCGCTTGTCTAGCATCATACGATTGAATATCGAGATTATTTTCGCAAATGAATTTTGAAGATAATTTTATAATTTGATATAAAACTTGCTCGCGAGCCATCACACGCCCCTTTCTTTATATTTTTTCTCAATAAGTTCGTATAATTTAAAACTCAAATCTTCGAGGTCTTCAAGCGTACCATCATTCTCGATATAAAAATCAAAATCATAATCGTTCATTGCATTTTCGGAAGAATGTTTTCTCTGTTCTTCTGTCAAATCATTTTCAAACGGTCTTTTAACAAATAGTGTTACGACTTCTTTTTTATCTGCCACATTTGTTTCGTTTGGATATCTACAATCTGGAATAATTACTACTTCTTCTGGACATCCAAGAACAAATTCTTTTGCAATTTTTACCCAACAATCTGATTTATTGTTTCTGTAAACATCACCCGTATGTTGAAGAATTGTTCTTCCGACAGGTCCTTTATCACCATGTGTCCAGTGATAAGCATTTTCGCAAATCATTTTCAACGGATCTGCAAAATGATAAATTAGAACGTGTTGTCCTTCTTCTTCGTATCTTCTTCTAAGAGCTTCTGCGGTACTATCTTTACCGTGCCGCCCTTTACCAGAGATTAAAATAACCTTTTTCACTACAAGGTTCTCCTTAATTTATAAATTCTGGATGTTCATAAAAGAAAAGTAAACTTTCTTCAATTAAATCCCAGTTTTCTAAAATATATACACTCTCTTTATCATATTCACCGAGGTACTGATTCCAAGGAAGTTGCATACCGTGTGTAATTAAAATTTTAATCGGTGCATTTGTATTTAAAGAATCCGTTCTGTCATCAATTTGGATTCCGCCAGTCATATCAATATGACCTTTACCAAAATCGGAAAGCGTATCTGTATTGAAGCCAACACCAACAACTTCTGCTTCTGGAAGATATTTCGCAAAGTACTCTTCTTTTCTGCGAAGATTTTCAGAAGTTCCTTTTGTTACAATTTTTAAAGAGAATTTATTTTTATGTTTTCTCCAAAAATTTTCAAATCCTTTTTTAATCTTTACTCTGTCAAAAAAATCTTTGGAGTTATAAATTTCTGTAACTTCATCCGCTGTTACTTCGTCGCAAATGGAATGGTAATTCCAATCTTCTAAATCCAAAATAGTTTTTGCAGGAGAAAGATTATATTTTTCATTAAGTATCTCAATCACAGCTTTCGATGAATCTAAAATCGTATCATCTGCATCAACATATAGAGTTACCATCTCATTTTCTCCTTTATTTTAAATTTTGTGGTCTTATCTTCAACCACAGTATTATTATAGCATATTTTACAAAATTTGTCAACTGTTTTCAAGCGGTTTTGTAAAATATTTTCACAATTATTCAATTTATATTTATTGATGCGCACACACACGTACATGCGCGATTATTTATATATATTATTATTATTCTTATATAATATAATATTATTTATATTTATATATTATATATTTTTATAATAATTTATTTTATATTTCCCACCCAAAGAAAAACCCACCCAATAATTCCTTCGAAAAATTTTCGAAGTTCATATTTCCAAATCCAAAACAAAAAATAGAATTGAAATTAAAATTAAAAATATGAAAATAAGATAATCATTCATTACATTCTGCCCATAATATAGATTATACTTTAAATTATTATAATCACGATTATCTTTTCACAGACACATTACTTAAAATTAAGTAATTCCTCCTCCCGTCTTTTTTTATTTGAGGTATAGTTTGGGAACCACGATCCTCTAACGGCAATTATTCATTAGCCGAGCGAATATCTCTTGTCAGGCTCGCAACACCAATTAGTTTTGTATTTGGGACTTATATAAGCAAACCAATACTTGTGAAAAGGGAAGATAAACATATTTGCTACCCTTGGTCAATGTAGACCTATTTAGTTTGTATATATTATATCACATACTTTATGATTTGTCAAATGATTTTGCGGTATTTTTAGAAAATTTTTAAATATTTTTTTATAAACTATGTAAATTAACTTGACAAATATTCGAAAATGTGTTATAATATATATGAATAAATGGAGGTTTATTCTTTATGAAAGATAAAAAAATGGAAAAAGAAATTTTAAACGTTTACGAAATCTTCAAAAAACATAAAGGAGAAAATTTTGAAGAAATCTTTACTGATTGTAAGGAAGAGCTCGAAAAATCTTTACCTTCGTTGCCAGAAGGGGATTATAAAGTAAAGATTTTGAATAAACTTTATGATAATTATATGAAAACTGAGAATGAAGAACATAAATTAATAAAGTTTTACAAAGAAGAAGACGATTTTATAAAAACAATCGAAGATAAAGATATGAAAGCTCTCTTTTATTCATTCTATGCGCTCCATAAATTGAATATGCACGAGAGTGGTTGGGATAGTTATGATATAGACAAACTGCGCGAGTTATCGGGTATTGAGAAGCTCAAATGCGAAGATTTACCGCCAGTTTTGGAATATGGAATTCAACTTCGTGTGAGCGGAAGTAAAAAGCCGACGCAAACGTTTCATATTGACAACGGAGTTGAAGGAAAGGAAGTTTCGTGGAGTTGCTTCGACGATACTTTCAAAGAACGAATGAGGAGGTTGGTTTATGGAGATTGTAAATAAGCTAGAAGCGATTAAATATATGCTGAATAATAAATCTTACGTTCCCGAATTAAGCACAAATAAATAGGACGCTTGGCTCTTATATTATTTAAGGAAGAAGAAAGGGAAAGATAAAGACGAAGCATATAAGATTTGGCTTCCAATTTATGAAACCGCCCATGAAAAATCTTCCGAAGGCGAATATCTCGGTATTTTTTGGAATAAATGGAAATCCTCCGCTTCTACCGTTCGTTTGAATAAACAAAATATCGCAACAATTTATCAAGAAGAAATCGATCGAATAAATAAATGCGATGTCAAAGCAACTTGGCAAAAGCAATTATTGTTATTGATTTTGGTTTATGCGAAAATGACGAATAATTTCAGATTAAGCGAAATCAATCTTGGTCTTTTTGCGAAATATATTGGAAAGAAAACGAAAGATATTACCGAAAATCTCTCTTATTCAATGACACAAGAAGCAATTCGAAATGAGATATTCGAAATGATTGAAATAAAGGAATGGGACGATATCGAAGGTTGTTGGGAAACGAGTAGATATTTTAATGTTCAAGAATTTAAGAATGGCGAAGTCGTTTGTGAAATTTGGAATGGATATCAAGTAAAAGAATTAGAATATTTATTTCCTATTATTAAAACTTGCGAAAATTGTGGAAGCGAGTTTCGACCGAGTTCCCGTGGCAAAACTTGTTTGTGTGAAAAATGTTATAAAAGAAAAAGATATGATTTTCAAAACTCTTTTCATATTGTTAAGTAATTAAAATTACAACAGGAAATCCCCTCTCCTTTATGAGTAAAGAAATAGAAACCACAAAAAGTGAATAAAACATTTCTTTCAAAATAACAGAACTCCGCACGCGTATAAGATAAGCGGACCACGCGGAGTCGATTTGCTTTCATGGCTCAATTGGCAGAGCATTTGATTTGTAATCAAATGGTTCTCGGTTCAAGTCCGAGTGAAAGCTCCATTCATAAATGGTTTCCGCCGTCTGGTGGATTGAGATTAAAAGGAGATAAAAGGAATGATTGAAGAAAAATTTCAAATGTTAGACGGCGAGAATACCGACGAGTATACAATTCGTATTTGTTCGATGCGTGAAGAAGAAGATTTAACTTGGCAAGAAGTTGCTGATATAATCAATGAAGAAACAGATAGAAATTATTCTGAAAAAAAGTATCGTACTGATTATAAACGTTTCTGCGAAGGAATGAATAAAGGTTACGAAATTGCGAAGGAAGAAAATGATAATTCTTTATCGCAAGATGAAATCGCAGTTAAGCTTCGAGAATTTGAAAAAGCAAAAATTAAAATGCGTGATGAACGTATTGATTATATGCGAATTATTCGAGAAGAAGCTAGAAAAGAGTCATTTGTTGATTTAGTGCGTCGTGTAATCCAAGAAGAAGTACAACCTTATGATAGTGGCGTTTATATTCTTCCAGAGGAAACTTATGATGATGATATGATCGTTTGTTTGAGTGATTTACATACTGGAATGGTTTGCGATAATTACTGGAACAAATTTAATACTGATATTTTAAAACAAAGACTTGATAGATATTTAATTGAAATATTGAAAATTCAAAAATTGCACAAGTGCAAGAACTGTTATATTGCACTTGGCGGCGATAATATTAGCGGATTAATCCACGTTAATATGCGCTTGCAAAATAATGAAGATGTTATTAGGCAGGTTAAAATCGCCTCATTGCTTATTGGAGATTTTGTTAAAGCTCTCGATGATTCAAATTTATTTGAAAGAATTCAAGTAAACAGCGTCGCTGGAAATCATTCAAGAATTATTCCGAATAAGCAAGATCATTTAAAGGGTGAAGAACTCGATGATTTAATTCCTTTTTATTTAAATGTTATGTTTATGAACAGACCAAATGTAAAAGTGTATGAAGATTGTTCGATTGATTCTACAATAGATAGTATTGTAACACGCACGGGAAGATTGTTTTATATTACCCACGGAGATAAAGACTCGGAAAAGGGTGTTGCCTCTCGACTTACAATGATGTTGGGAAGAAAACCTGACGGTGTAATTATGGGACATAGACATCATAACGCGTATAACACTATCGATAATGTTAAAATTATACAAAACGGCAGTTTTGAAGGCGTTGATGACCATTGTATCGATATGCGTATTTCTGGCTCGCCAGAACAAATTGTATTCCTTACAAACGCAGACAGAGTTGTCAAATGTTTGTATGATATAAACTTGGGCTGATAACCCCAGATAACCCCTCTTTGAGAGGGGTTATAAATTTATTATAGATTAAAAGGTAAATAAGAGATGATTTTTAAAAAAACACCAGTAGATAAAAAATACGATTCTGCTGGCGATGATGAAGATGCGCTTTCTTCGGAAAAATATCCTCCTCTCGGTAATTTTAATACCGTTAGACAACAAGGTGGTTGTTTCGGGTGTGGGGCAATACGAAAAATTTCATCTTATCCCATCGTTCATCCAAAAAGCGGCTGGGGTTTGATGGATAAAAACGGTCGCAAGCATTTCGTGTTCTGTGAAAATTGTTTTGCGAAATTAATAGACCAATATACCGAAGAAGCACGCGGAAATAAATATAAAGCTTTATATCGTATGTGTATGTATACAGGCTATTATTACGATGATAAGCTTGCACATAGAGTTATAGAAGAAGAACATAAATACGACGATAATACCCCCGTTCCAAAATCTTATCACTGGGGGTTGCTTTATAACAAAGCTGTCCGCGAAGATTTAATTCTTTCCGATAAGACATTTTATGATTCTGATAATATTATGTTTGAGGAAGTTGTGAAATATCATAATCAACATAGTGTAGAAGATTTGATGTCTGACGAAGACAAAAACAACAGAATTACAATTTTGTCTGTTTTCCATTGCGATCCGTTTGAGGACGAAGAACTTTTGGATAGAGTTAAACTGCAAAATGACCTCGTAACTATGATTGACGATTCAATGGCCGACGATATGGTTCGTCAAAAAGCCGCAATCGAAATTGTTCGTTCATTCCATCGTATCGACAAAATCAGTAAAGCTTTACAAGAATTGCAAACAGACAAAGACACAATGCTCGAGCATACGAAAGAAATTAAGGAATTGTCTGAAACCAAACAAAAGGAAACAAGTCTGGTAACACAATTCTCAAAAGACCACGGATTTGCTGAAAAATATGCCACTGCTAAATCGAGAGGTTCTGGTTCACTTGGTTATATTATTAAGGAAATGAACGAAAAAGGATACGACCGTGGAGCAGTTAATAAATTTGATATAGATACAGCCGAAGCAATGAAACAAGTTGCTGATATTAGCTCTTCTTCAATGGCAAAACAAGTTGCTTTGAGTGATTCTGATTATGCAATTATGATTAAAGATCAGGCGGCGATGATTAGTCGTATAAGAGAAACTATGGAAAAACAAGCCGAAGAATTGAGATTGCTTCGTGAAAAACATTTGAAGTCCGAATTATTAGACGAGTATAAAGAGGATTTAAAAAATAAGGGTTTGAATGAAGAACAAATAAATCGCGCTGTTAAAGAAGAGTTAGATAGAAGGATACCGATTGTATAATGATAAGTATATACAAAAATTCAACTGAAATCGAAGTAACTACTCGTCGTGCTGAAATTTTTGAAAAATATAACAAAGTAATTCAATACGGACGCAGAAACCCCGTTTGGTTTATAGAAGAGATTTTTAAAGTTCCCCTTTTGGATTATCAGAAATATATCATAATGAATTCATGGACCAAACAGCGTGCTATTTGGGTTTGTTCCCGTAACGCTGGTAAGTCAATGATGGGTGCATTATATACAATGGCGAAAGCATTATTATTTCCTTCTTTTGAATGTTGGTTTATGTCTTTGAGTGCAAACCAAGCTCAGACAACATTTAAAAAATTGGAAGATATTGCTAAAAAGAATATACCGTCACTTATTGGTTCAAGTGATGTTTTTATGAATGAAACAGTTAAATTACAAGCTAACTCAGATGGTTTCACTCATCAAAAATCAAATCACGAGGTAAAGCTTTATAATGGTTCTCATATTACTACGTTGGCTGGTAAACCAGAAACGACCGTAGGTATGCGAAGTCATTTAAGTGTATATGATGAAGCTGGTAAGATTTCTACTGAATATTATGGTTTAACCGAACCGTTTGCAACACAGAATACCAACTTCAAAACTGGTGAAAAAATTGATTTGAATGTTATTCCAAAAATGATTCCGACGCAACTTCTTTATATGTCTTCTGCAGAAGATACGTCTTCGTATTTATGGGAAATTTATAAAGACGGTGCGAAGAGAATGATGATGGGTGACAACACTTGGTTTGTAGCCGATATAAATTGTGAAATTCCGCTTCATCCGACAAAAGGTGGTAAGCCTTATACTCCTTTGTTGGATCAGCAAGTTGTTGATGATGCTATGCGTGTAAACGAATATAAAGCGTTAAGAGAGTATTATAATATATTCGATACTACTGGCGGTAATGATGCCGTCGTTAATAGAACCATTATTATGAGAAATGAAGAAGAATATCTTCCCGTATTTGCCAACGATAATACTGTTGCGCCGGGTGATAGAATATATGCTTTGTGCTTCGATCCCGCTTTAATGTCAGATAACTCAATTATTTTAATTGGAGAATTAACAAGAAAAGACGGTGTTGGTTGGACTGGAAGAGTTGTAAATTGTATTAATCTTATTGAATCTTTAAATAATGGCGAGAAGAAAATTTTAACAGCTGTTGAACAAGTTGAGCGTTTAAAGAAATTAATTGTAGATTATAATGGAAACGCACCAGAATATAAAAATCTTATTGTATTTATTGATCCTGGTTCTGGTGGCGGTGGACATATATATTCAGATATTCTTATGCAGAATTTCGTTGACGAGTATGGAATTAAACATTTTGGTTTAATTGATTTGGAAGATGAAAAATCTGCATTGGAACAAAATAAATTTCCTCTTGCTGTTAGAGATGTTTTACATTTGTATACCGCAACGAAATACAAGAATGAGTTTTACGGTGCTGTAACTACGATGTGTGAGCAAGATTTGGTAAAGTTTCCTCCTTCTTATTCTTTTGGTTCTCAAAATCTTACAATTAATGGGCAAGAAGTTGATCTAACAAAAGAAGAAAGAAAGGCTTTAATTGAAATAGATCTTATGAAAGAAGAAGTTCTTTCTATAAAGAGAATTAAAACCGAAGCTGGAAATATAAAATATGCTTTGCCACCCGACCGAGCCCGGAAGCAACACGATGATCGCTCTTACTGTTTTGCTGCTTTCTGTTATTTGTTATCACAACTCCGCAGAAAAGACGCACTTGGTGGAAATGAAATAAAGCAAGATATGTCTGCTTTATACAAACATGCTCCTGGGCAAGTAAGTAAAGCATATAAGAAAAAGGTTAATCCGTTTATGGGATCTAAAAATCCTTTTGCAAGGAGATATTAATTTAATGTGTTTTGAATTATTTCTTGATTTAAGTAAAGTAAAGTTAAATGAAATAATGAAATTTAAATTCATTGATAATATAATTACTTTTAATGGTAATTTATATATATGGATAAATGATAATAGTATTGACAAAAAGATACTATTGTCAAAATTAAAACGAATCGGAATAACTGATGTATATTGTAAAGAATTATCTTTAAAAGATTTTGACGGCAGAAATGATTTTGTTTCTACGTGGTTCTATGAACAATATTCTGAAAATTATTTAAAGAGATTCGAAGCAGAACACCAACAAGAATTGGTGGATATACAAAAAGATATTCAAAAAGCAAAAGATTTGATTAAACAAAGAATTGCCGATGAAAAAAAAGAGGGATAAATTCCCTCTATATTAGGTAGTGGTGTAAGTAGCACAATATATAGTTTTGGTGCAAATCCAAAATACCTATTCAAATTAATTATGATAAAGGGAGGTCTGTATATGGCAAGTTCCAATAATACGGAGAAAAAGAAAGTCGGAAGACCTAAAAAAGTACAGGCTGTACCTGTTGTAAACGAAGAAGAGAAAAAGTTGCGTATGGAAGATGCCGGAAATAATATTGTTACGGTTGAAGATTTACGCAGAGATTTAACATCGATTTATCAAAGAGTTTATGGTTCTTACACGAAAGAGGGTGTCCAAGGTAGTATTGTAGATTGGAACAAATATAATCCATTCTTACAAGAAGATAGATTAAGACAAACTTTAACCGCGCAAGGGAAACAATTGGGGAAGGAAGAGTTATATAAAGCAATATCCAACCCAGATGGTAGTGAAAATGCTTTACAGGGGCAATCTTGGCAAGAGTCATTCAATCAATATCTTTATTATAAGATGATTAGAATGGCCGCAGATGTTCCTCTTTACAAACATTATATTACGCCAGAATATTTAGAAGCAAAGGATTATACATCTAAAGATTTTAAAGCAGAAGATAAATATGTAAGAAGATGGATACAGGCATTTGATATTACTAAAACATTAAAAACAACAGCCTTAGAAGTAAAGCGTGCCGGCAAAGCGGCGTATCTTCTTAGAAATAGTGTTGATTATAATAAAGGTGAAGTTAATTATTGTACTTGGCAAAAACTTCCAGATAATTTTATAAAAATTACGGGAATTGGCGAAAAAACATTTTTAGTAAGTTTAAACATGTTACTTTTCTTAAACCCTGTATTTTCATTAGATTATTATCCTCCGTATATCAGAGATATATTCAATGATATGATCAATCAAGGTGTAATTTCTCCAAGTGAGTTCGGTCAAGATGGGAACGTTATTAGATATTCTTTAAATCCAGAGGGATTTAATAATTATAGTAATCCATCTGGTATAAAACAAATCGTTCGAATGGGAAGAAAAACAGATTATATGTTTTGGGTTCAATTACCGCAAGAAGTGTGTTATGTATTTTCTTCAGATTCTTCTCACCCTTGGAAAATTCCAGATACAACTGGATTATTAGGACAATTAAGAGAATTGTCTGATTATGCAACGCTTGCAGGATTAATTGCGAGTACACCATTAACAGCGTTGCTTACTGGTGAAATTGAACCAATTTCAGATGCTCGCCCTGGAGCAAACCAAAGTATTTTCGGCATCGAAGAGATTACTGGTGCTGTAAATAACTTTAATGCTATCACATCTACGAATGTAGAAGCATTAGGTTTGCCTTTAAAAAATATTAAATTACAAAGCTTACCTTCTCAGCCGAATAGCTCTGACCTTGTTACAAAAGCAACTCAGAATGTTATTACTATGGCTGGTATGGGCGGTTTAATTGCTGCAACTGATAAACCATCTGTTGCTCAAGTTAAAGCTGCTCAATATCTTGAAGAAGCCCAAGAAGATTACGTTACAAGACAATTCGAGTCTGTTTTGAATTATATTATAAATCATTTTATTGGTTGTAAGTACGAGTGGAAACTTCATATTTGGGGTAGTATATTTACTTTTGGGGATGATGTTGTTCGTATGAAAGAGATGTGGCAAGGTGGTGCTACATTTTTAATGCCTCGCATTGCTTCTGCATTTGACATGGATTTGCACGAAGTTAAAGCAACTGACGCATATATTAAATCGTTAAATATTTATGGTGATTTTGTTACGGTAACGCAACAAACCAGAGTAGATATAAAAGAAGACGATGCTTCTTCTACAAAAGAAAGGGTTGGAAGACCTTCAAAAGTTGAATCGGAAATTGATAATGATAATACCGCAAAATCAATCGATCAAGGAACAAATACTGGTGATATGAGGGATTATGCAAAAATGTCATTAGAAAAAGGAAAATGTATGATTTGCGGAAATGATTCTGACGGTATTTTGTGTGAAGAGTGCAAAGATAAATATATGGAGGTTGAATAATGACAATGGGATGTAATCATAAAATTAATTCAAAAAATACCTCTATTAAAATTGATGATGAGTTTGTTACTATGACCACACCAAGAACATATTTTGGGATATGTCCTTTGTGTGGTAAAAGTTTCAAATTTGTGAAAGAAAATAATAAATATATTCAATTCAAAGAGCAGAGTATTGAGTTAAAATATTAATTAGTTTATAGACTGGAAGTATTTTGGAAAATGCTTAGAAATTATATTAGAAACAAAGAATAAAAGGGGATATTATTATGCTGATGAATTGCGCTTATAAATTTAGATTATATCCAAACGATGAGCAAAAAATAATATTAGCAAAGACATTTGGTTGCGTTAGATTTATTTATAACAAAATGCTTGAAGATAAGATTGAGCATTATAAATCAACTAAGCAGATGCTTAATAATACGCCTGCTCAATATAAGTAGGAATTTGAGTGGTTAAAGGAAGTTGATAGTTTAGCATTAGCAAATGCTTAGATGAATTTGCAAAAGGCTTATAACAATTTCTTTAGAAATCCAAAATTTGGTTTTCCAAAATTTAAAAGTAAAAAGAACCAACATTGCTCATATACAACAAATAACAAAAGTGGAAGCATAATGCTTGTAAATAATTGTATTAAACTTCCGAAAATTGGCTATATAAAGATAAAGCAACATAGACAAATACCTGAAAACCAAAAGATAAAGTCTGCAACGATTTCCAAAACGCCGTCTGGAAAATATTTTGTTTCAGTCTTAGTTGAATATGAGTACGAGATACCAAATAAAATTTTAGATAAAACAAAGGCGTTGGGGATAGATTATTCGAGCCATAACTTTTATGTCGATAACCAAGGCAGAGAAGCAAATTATCCGAAATTCTATCGTAACGCACAAAGGATTTTAGCGAAAGAACAGAAGAAATTGAGCTTGATGAAATATGGAAGTAATAATTATAATAAACAAAAGATAAAAGTTGCAGTTATTCAAGAACATATTTCAAATCAACGAAATGACTGGCTGCATAAATTATCCAATCAACTCGCAAATGAATATGATTATATTTGTATTGAAGATATAAATATGCAAGGAATAGCTCAATCTCTCACACTTGGCAAATCAACTAATGATAATGGATTTGGGATGTTTAGAGATTTCCTTAATTACAAATTATTTAAGAAGGGGAAACAATTGATTAAAATAAATAAGTGGTTTCCCTCGAGTAAAATGTGTCATGTTTGTGGTTGTATAAATAAAGATTTAAAATTATCTGACAGAATATGGACTTGTGAGTGTGGAGAAATTCTCAATCGAGATCAAAATGCTGCAATAAATATTTTAAATGTCGGATTAAGCCAATTGAAAATGAAATAAAAAATACATTATAATATAAACAACCGTAGGAACTGCGGGGATAGCTTGTTGATACTGATAACAGTAGTTATCTTGAGCAAGAAACCAAACTCTTAAAATAGGATAGGTAGTTCACGGAAGGAGGTATTGATAATTATGCAGATGTCGAAAGAGACGTATGACAAAATGAATTATTTGCTTGGTAAATCGTTTGATTGTAATGCACAAACAGATAATTTTGCTTACAACATCGATTATGCGAGATATCCAATCACCGCCGATATTTTCCATCATAGCTTTGCTCATGAGTTCCCTTATTTTGCTGATATTATATCAGATTTAATGATTAAGCTCGATGCAAGACCAGTTAGAAAACAAATCAATGGTTATGAAGCGGATTATAATGGCGATCTTGCGGCTATTTTTGCAGACAATCTTTTAATGTGTGAAGAATATCGTAAAGATATTATTGATACAATAGAAGTTGCCGAGTTTAATGGGGATTATGAGGTAAAAATTAAATTAGAGGAATTCCTTCTTCAATTTTCGCCTTATAGAAAACAGGCAGATATTTGGGCGGAAATGGCAAAGAGATATGAGGGTAATTATAAATCGTTTGATGCAAGAATAGAAACTTTCACTACTGTGATTGAAATTAAGAAGTAAGTAGTGAGGTAACTATTATGGCAGAGACAATTAACCTTATTATATAGTATGGCGTATATCCTGTCATGATGGCTGTTTTGATTGTTATTTTTTATCTTTTAAACAAAAAAACTTTAACAAATAGGGACAAGTCAGAAAGTGAAAATTTAAATAATACAGCAGAAGCTATTAAAAGTGCCGTAAAAGATGGGATGCAAGATTTTAAAACTGGATTTTCGGCAGAATTAAAAGAGATTGTGGCAGAAGTGAAAAAACCTGCGATTCACACAGTCGAAGAAGAAACGAAAAACCACGAAATTAATGAGTATATAGATATACAACTTAATTGTATTTTAAGAGAAACAAAAGCAGATCGCGCTTTATTCTTCTCTTATCATAATGGTGGTACAGATATTTTAGGGAGAGGATTCCAAAAGATGTCTATTACAAATGAATAGGATACATGTTGGACTACTCCCGTAATGAGTGAGTTTCAAAATGTTCCAAGAACATTATTTTCGATTCTTTTTAAAAATTTGGCGAAGAAAAATCTTTATTGCATAACAGATCTTGAAGATATAAAAGAGGAAGACGGTGCATCTTATCAATTATTCAAACAACATAATGTAAAACAAGTATTATGTCAAGCATTAAAAGCAGAAGATGGATTAATGGTAGGATTTATTGTCGCTGAGTTTATTACGAATGAGTGTCAAGATTTAAATTACGCAAAAGAAATTTTAAATCGGAAATCATTAAGAATAACTGGCGCATTAGTTAGTCACTTAGGAGGTTAGACAAATGGAAAACGAGATTAAAACGATGAAGTTTGAGCTAAGCTCCAGTCAGCTCAAATACAGAGATATACTTAACAAAGAGTTCTTGGAACTCGAAGTTTGGGCAATTTCAGATATTGATCCGAACAGAAATAATAGTCATTTTACAAAAGAAAGTATGGAAAATGCTCTTGGTACCTTTAAGAATAAGCCAATTGTTGGTTTGTTTCAAAAGGGAGATTTTGTTGACCATGCTGGATATGTAGACTATGACAATGAATTATAGAAACAATTTTGGAACGTAGAGGGCGGAGAAAGAATTCTCGGAGTTATTCGAGAGAGCGATCCGGTGGAACTCGTTGAGAAAGATGGGTTGAATTGGATTAAATTCAGATGCGTTTTATGGGTTCAATATTGCTATAAACAAGTTCGCAGATTGCTTAAAGATAGAAATAAAAAAGTTTCTGTTGAAGTGACCATTAAGCAGTCAGAAGAGGACGAGAGGGGTGTTGTGCAAATTAAAGAATTTGTGCTTAACGGGGTTACTATTCTTGGTTCCAAGAACGGTAGAAAAGTTATAGAAGCAATTCCAGATGCCCACCTTTCTATATTGGAAGATTTGGAAGAAACTGAATCTTTTAATGAACAAAAGAAAATGTTGAGATTTGCATATCAACAAATTGATGATGAAGATGTCAACGAAGAAAATAATGAAGATAAGGAGGTAAAAATGGAAATGGGTTCTATTAAAGTTAATAAATCCAAAGAGGCTATGTCTGAAAAAGACTGGGGCTCGGTTGACAAGACGGCTTTAAGAAAGAAAGTCGTTGAAGCATCTAACTTTAAAGAAATCGCCGACGATATCTTCCTTGATCTTCGTGAAGGCTGGGAAGATGGCGAAGTTACTAAATTGAAATATCCAGTAATGGAAATTAATGGTGACGAAGCAGTTTATAATCGCGGCGGTCTTGGTTCGGCGAAGGCTTATGCTGAAAAGAATAACGAAACAGAAGTTTTGTCGAAGCTTAAGAAGATTTATGAACATCTTGGTTTAGATGAAGATGAAAAAGAATCTTATGCTTGTGATGAATTCTGTGATGATTACGAAGACGAGAAACCTTCAGAAGAGCCTGAGAAATGTGCTACAGAAGAACCGAAATCTCCAGAAGGAGAAGAGCATTGTGAGTGTCCTTGCGAAGGTGATGATCACGATGAAGACGGTGATAAGCACGAACACGAGTGTGAACCGATTAGCGAAGAAAAGCCCGAAGAAGAGTGCAAGATGAGTGAAAAAGAGATTTGTGAACTCAAAGAAAAATGCGCTTCTTACGAGGATAACCTTTGCAAATTACAAGAGAAATGTGAAGCTTACGAAAAGGAACTTTGCGAGTGTAGAGAAAAGCTTGAGTGCTGCAAGGATTACGAGGATATCAAATCTCGTTTGAGTACTGCAGAAGGAAAGCTCTTCGATATCTTCTGCAAGGAGATGGTTGCTGCGGCAGAAGAAATGATGTCTGGTAAGATGCTTATTGACGAAGACCGCGAAGAAATTAAAATGAAAGCTTCTAAGGGCGAGTACGCTTCGAAAGAAGAAATCGCTCGTGCTGTTGGATATGCTATGTTCAAAGCAGCTCCGATGGGACAAAAAGAAGAGAAGAAAGATGAACATTTTTCAACTCCCGTTTATTCACCTTTTGAAACAACTGTTGAAGTAAAAAAGGCGAAGACGAGATCGGAAAAACTTGCTGAATATGCAGGTATTACAAAATAATTGTTAAAATCATTTGACAAAATAAATATAATATGATATAATTATATAAAAATTATGGAGGTATTCAATGAAAAAGACGGAAATCAATAAAGATGATTTTTTTAGATATTATATTGAAGAAAATTTATCTTTAAAAGAAACGGCTAAAAAATTAAATACATCCACAATGGTTGTTTGCAGATATGCAAAAGAAAATAATATAGTTAAATCGAAAGAAGCAATAAGAAAGAATAAAGAAAATACAGAATTTATTACTGGTAATTCTTGTTGGTCTAAAGAATCAAGAAAAAAAAGAAAAGAGACGAATTTAAAAAAATACGGTACAGTCAATCCATCTCAATCTGGTATTGTAAAAAATAAAATAAAAAATACTTGCAAAGATAAATACGGTGTTGATTGTGTTTTGAAATCCGATGCGATTAAATCCAAAATTAAAGATACTATATTAAATAAATACGGTGTTGATAATTTAAGGAAATCGGATAATTTTGTTTTAAAATTTCATGAAAATCTAACACAAGATACTTTAAATATTTTAAACAATAAAGAAGAATTTAAAAAATATCTTAATAAATATTGTTATGTTTCAGATGTTTCTAAGTCTTTAAATTGTTCTGTAACCACTATTTTAAATAGAATCCACGAGTATGGATTTGAAGATTTTTTGAAATATAAAACTTCTAAAATAGAAAAAGAAATAACAGAGTTATTAAATTCTTGGAATATAAAAACAGAAAGAACTAAAAAAATAATAAATCCGTATGAAATTGATATTTTTTGTGAGGATTATAATATTGGAATAGAGATAAATGGTAGTTATTGGCACTCCGATATAAAAAAAGATAAAAAATATCATTATAATAAATCAATACTCGGTGAACAAAAAAATGTATTTATATATCATATATTTGAATATGAATGGGAAAATGATGAAAAAAAAGAAAAGATCATTTCTCAGTTAAGGAATATTTTTCATTTAAATTCCAATAGGATATACGCGAGAAATTGCGATATACGAATTGTTTCAAAGAGTGAAAAATCAATTTTCTTAAATATGAATCATTTACAAGGAAATGATTGTTCCGTTTTGAATTATGGTTTGTATTATCAGGATAGGCTTGTTAGCTTAATGACATTTTGCAAACCAAGATTCTCGGAAAAATACGATTGGGAGTTGAGTAGATTTTGTTCTTTATCTGGATATAATGTTATCGGTGGCGCAGATAAATTGTTTAAATATTTTTTGAATAATAATGCTGGCTCTATTGTTTCATATAGTAATATTGCTAAAACTACTGGGAAATTATATAATAAACTTGGTTTTACTTTAGATCATATTAGTGATCCAAATTATGTTTGGTGTAATAGCGAAAATAAAATAAAAACAAGATATCAATGTCAAATGAAAGAAGAAAAAGAAAATATGGTTAAATCTGGATATTGGCGCATATATGATTGCGGTAATAAGGTTTGGACGTATATTCGATAATTCTAATAATTGTTAAAATATAAGGCGGTTGCTTTTGCAACCGTCTTTTTTAAATTTGTTTTCTATGCGTGGATAAGCTGCGCGTGAAAATATTATAAAATATATTTTATAAGGAGAAAGAAATTATGGCTATTAAAGTTTTTGCTTGTGCTGAAATGGCTTCTGAAGATGTTCAGAGCTACTGCGTAAGTGCTAAATTCTATGCCGACGATGCGTATGCGAAAATCCACGACGGTGCGCTCGTTGTTCTTGGCGATCTTGACACTAATGATGCGTATGGTACGCCCGACTACAACGTTTATAAGGCTACTCAACCCACAGCTGCTGCTGACGAAGTTGTCATCGTTGACCTTGGCGGTATTAACGAAGCGACTGTTCAAGGTAACATCATGAAGATTGGTAACAAACTTGTTGACCTTGAAGCTGGTGAGGGTATCGCAGTTCGTTGCCGTAGACTTATTAAGGGTGACAGAATGTGGCTTGGTAGAGGTCTTTTTGCGGCTGCTCCCACTGTTGGTCAATTTGCTGGTACGACAGCGAACAGCACGTTGTTCACACCGAGTCAGCAAGCTCCCGCTGCTGGTCTCAGCGTTAAAATTTTGGCTTCCAAAGGTCTTACCGTTGGTCAGTCGGCTTATGCGGATGGTGCTGGTTATGAGCAGCTTTACCTCTGCAAAGTAAAATAATTTAAGGAGGTAAACTATTATGATGACTATGTTTAATTATAATCGTAAAGATGCAGATTTCAACGAAATCATCGATGAGTGCCTTGCGTTGTTCAACGAAAGCATCGAAGGTCAATCTGCTGACTACAAAGAAAGAAACAAAATCCTCAACGCGGCGATTGCGAAGTATGCTGTAAGCGGTACTCGTTTCGAATCTATGTTCGAAGAGAAAGGCGTTGAGATGTTTAAAGATCCTCGCGTTACGAAGAACACAGAAGTTCGTGACAACTATAACGTTGTTGTTTCTGAATATATTAACTCTGCTCTTCCTTCGGTTACGTCGAAGCTTTATAACCAATTCTTTGCGGAAATCCGTCAAGTTGGTTGGGGTGAAACGGCGAAATTCGAAGTTACGTCGAACGAGCTTTATCAGGTAAATGAAGTTGCCGAAGGTGTAAACCGTGGTGTTCTTCAGCCTATCTATAACAATGAATTTACTGTAAACTGCAAAGTTACAGAAGTTGCGGCTGCTATTGACTGGTATCCCGTTGCTGCTGGGGTATTCGATTGGGGTGATTTCGGCCGTCGTTACACGATGTCCTTCCAGAACTATATTCAGGCGAAGATCATGAAGGCTCTTACGGCTGCTACGAACCAGATCGGTGCGGCTTATCAGGCGGCTGGTATTGATACCACGAACTGGACAAACATTGTTGACAGAGTATCTGCGGCGAATGGCGGTATGCCCGTTGTTGCGCTTGGTACTCTTGCAGCTCTTAACAGAGTAATGCCTTCAACTGTTGGTCTTCAGTATGGTCTTGGTAGCGAGATCGTTAAAGAAGGTAAGCTCGACCGTTATCTTGGTACTGAGCTTATCGCTATCGATCAGGCTATCATCCCTGGTACTGTAAATACGACTGCGCAGCTTTTGCTTCCTACGAACAAGATTTATTTCGTTGCTCGTGGTGCGTATAAGCCCGTTAAGGTTGTATTCGAGGGTACGAGCTCCGTTGTTGAAGCTATTCCCGACGAGTGCACAGATAGACAGTACAAGATTCGTATTCAAGAGCACGTTGGTGTTGATGCCGTTGTCGGTTAGAAGCATTTTTGACAGAAATGCTCTATGGCCCGCTATATTCAGAAATGATATAGTGTATCCCTTTGAATTGCTGGAACATCCTTAGAGATTCTATAACTAAAGCAAAGTGATGAAATAAGCACAGGTGTAAATGTTATAAAAATATAGAATATTGGAGAATCAGCAGCCGAGTTTCGAATAGAAACAGGTTCAACGACTATCTCGCGTGAGAGAGTAGGGGAAAGTTCCCCAAAGTAGAGGGCTTCTAAACTAATTAAATAATTGGTAGATGAATGATATAGTCTATGCCTTCGCGAAAGCGAAGGAAAAGTTGGTTTTGATCAAATCAGCTCTTTGTAAATTAACGAAGTACAAAGTAATTAACAGTCAAAATTCGGTACGATCACACTTGCGTAAGCAATATAAAATACAAGATGATATGCGGGGAAACTCGCATATCATCAAATTAAATATTTTTTAATTATTACAAAACTTAAAAATATTAAGTTTTTCAGCTGCGATAAACAGTTGTTTTATTTGATTAAAAGGAGATTGAAAGTTATGGCATACGTTAAAAAGACTGCTGTTGCAGAAGATTCAAATACAGAAGAAAAAGTAGAGGTTGCTACTCAACCCACAGCTGCTGCTGACGATAAGGATGCGAAAATTGCAGCTCTTGAAGCATCACTTGCACAAATGCAAGAATTTATGAAGGTGATGATGGCTAATATGGGTAACAAACCTGTGGAAACGAATAGTGTAAAAGATACGCTTTTCCGTTATGTTACGGTTGTTCACCTTGTTGAAAGAGCACCTGGTCTTACTACTCATATTGAGCTTTCAAACGGCGTTATTCTTGATTTTAGAACGTTCGGTGAAGAACATACATTTACTGTTCAACAGGCAGAAGAGCTTGCGAGTAAATATCGTTCTTGGTTTGATTTGGGTATTTTTGCATTTGGTGCAGATGCAGATGATCTGGCTAAAAGATTAAATCTTAAGAGTGTTACACAATATTCATTTGCTGGTTCTGATTTCTTGAATAGGCTTCCTGATCTTGATCTTTATCAGTTGAAGGAACTTTGGGATAAGATGGGGCAAGGGCATAGAGAATTTTTAGTTGAATACTTCAAGAGAAAAATTCTTGCAAAAGATCCTGCTTATGATGACATTGATAAAATTGAGCTTTTAAACAGATTAAGTAATGGCGGTATGGAAAGCGTTATTCTTGACAGAAAGAACGCCGCTATTAAAGCAGAGGAAGCTTCTAAACAGCGTGCCAGATAACAATTAAAATTACATTAAGGGAGGCATCGTGTATGCTTTTATTTTCTACAATTTATGACAAAGCAGTTCACTCATTCGATGATCCCGAAATCAATCGTGCTTATGTTCAAAATAAGATAAGATTTCAAAAGTTAATGTATCCGTATCTGGTAAACGGTATAGATTTTTTTCATAGCCCGACAAGACTTGTAATGGCCCTTGGGGATGTTACTCCCCCGTAGGGTAATTATGAAGAGTTCGAGGGAGATGGAGGCGATACGTATGCTACAACTATTTCGCCTTTAGACAATTCCATATTTCTTTTTTCGATTGACGGTGTAATCGATGAAAAGGCTGAATATGATGCTGAAAACAAAACAGTTAAATTTTCGAGAAATGTTTTAACTGGTGAAACTGCAATGGTTCAATGGTATTTCAGCGGTCAGTTTAATACGGATTTTTCATCTTGCGCGACATCAAATTGTCCCGCAGATTATATTGCTGATAGAATACTTGGTATTTTGTCGAATTGTTGCGTTCTAGCAAGATCCGACCTTGAAAAGAATACGATACTTGAAATTAAAAATATATTAACAGACACAGACTTTAAGATTTATAGTCCAGCGAATTCCATTCGTGCGAAAGTAGATTGGAATAAACATATTCGTTATGAAGTAGATACGCTTCAAAGTGAATTGAGCTGGGGGTTGTATGCTCGTCGGTGGCACGGAGGTAATTTCTATGGAAATTGAGGGAAATATTTCTTTGTCAACTGAGGCAAAAATCAGCTATCTTGAAGGTTTGCGCGGACAAATGATTAAGGTTTTACATCTAATCGAAGAGCAAAAAGATACTGGTTATTCGCCAGAGCTTTTTATTTTTGGCAGACTGTTTGAATTGAATTCTGCCAATGATTTGTTCGACGGAAAACTTGTTAATATTATTGTTAAATTAAATGGGATTGTTTCCAACTATGAAAACTTGTCTTTTGCCGAAATTAAGAGACAAATTTTTGAAATCAAGAAGAATATAAACTTCCTTTTAAAAGAATTAAATGGGAGGTGATTTGTTATGATAATGGATAATTCTAATGTAAAAGATCCTTATTATCTTATAACACAAACACCGCCTAATCTTGTAAAGGACAATTATTATCTTCGTGAATTACAAGAAAAGGTTGATGCCGATTGGGAGTATAGACCAAATCGCGTATGGATAGAGAAAGAAGATGGTATCGGTGTTGAAACATATAGCCCGCTGGAAGTTGTAATACAAACTGTTAAGAGCGATAAAGGTGAAGTCGTTTCTGATGATTGGAGAAATATTGTTTTTAGAGACATAAAATATCCGCACAGAATCGGTATGCGTTATCGCTTTTCTTATGATTTTGATTTAAGTCAGCCAGATATTGACAAGAGTATTTGGATTGCTTTGAATCAGAATAGTGTTACACCGACTGCAGCGCAAGTTATTTGTAGATGTAATGGTACTATTAAAAGCATTTGGGAGGATCGTGGAAACGGCGGAAAAACCTCTGTTCACGAGGAACCCGTTATCCAAACAACCAAACTTACTTCGGCGAACTTTTTATATAATGAAGTTGCGGTTGATCCTAAGGGACAAATAACAATCATAGCGCAACACAATAAATATACGGAACAATATTACATTAACCAGAGATTTGTTATTGGATATGACAGAGTTTATAAAGTTACTAATATCATAAAGACAGATTCGCTTGCTACTTATAAAGCGAAAGATGTCGGTGTTATGAGAATTTATCTTGAAATGGATCAAATCGGCGAACTTGACGATATGGAAAATAGATTGGCTTATAATGGTAGGAACGAAGAACCGACACCTTCTGAAACAGACGGTGATTACGAGCTTGTTCTTGTTAAGCCAGAATCTATTCCGACAACTTTCGATGAGATTGAGGTTAAAGCGCAGGTATTGGTCGATGGGAAACCAAGCGCAGACGATAAAGCTGTGTTTAATATTGAAATCAAAGATATTAATCCAGATGTAACGTATGAGTACGAATTGGATAAATTCTGTTCTTATACTTATGATGAAGAAACTGATACATATACAATTATAAAGAATGAAGGTCTGGTGGACTTGAGAAGAAAAGTAGTTGTTACATTTACTTTTACTCCGCCAGAAAAAGAAGAACTCAAAGTTACATTTGATCTTTCTTTACGGCCCTTCTAAAGGTGGTGTGTGATGTTGCCAATGAATAGGTCGGGAGACGGCAATGCGTATAATCGTTTTGTAAATCTGGATAATATTGAATATAGAATAGTCAATTATCTTGCAAAAAGCACAACGAAATATGCAAATAATTTATGGAAAATATTGAAATATGACACAGAAGATTGTTTAAGTCTTCCAGATGTTTCGTATAAAGACAGAATGGCGTTGTTGTATAAAAACAATGGGGATTCAACGCAATTCAGAGTATTTTTAACCCCCTTTACAGATGACGGTTGGGATGTCCAATGCAGCCATCTGCATATTTTTGTACATTCAGTTGTTCCTCAAAACCATATTACCGCAAAGGTAAATATTGGTATTGAGACTATTGTTCATAATAAGATTTCTAATATTTTAGGTGACGCACAAAATGAATACGGAAATCCTTCTGAATTAGATGAAGAAGGCAATCCAGTAATAATTTATAAAAACAGAGCTTCGACAATGTTGAAGAGTGTTCTTGCTGATATTAACGGGCAAATGGTTGCTGGTGTTGGTATGTTACAATTCAATACACAAACCTATGCCGAAGATGTGGCGAGAATGTCACTTTGGAACGCTCGTAAATTCTATGGGTTTTCTACGGTAGTTTCAACATTGCTCTCTGGCGCATCTGTTAATTCGGGGTGCGGTTATTAATGGCACAAATTCCCGAAAGTGAAAAGAAAATATTAGAAGAAATCAATTATTATAAAGATAAATATTTTACGTATGATGAGCCAATTCCGTTTCACGGGTTGACTATTTATCCTGTAACCATGCGCAATTATCAACAGTTTATGGTTTCTACTGCTTGTTTGACTTTAAATAAAAATGATGATATTAAAGGATTGAAATATACTAACCTTGAATATCTTATGAATAAGTTAAAGGATGAACGAGAAGGACCAGAAATGTCTTTGAGATTAACTCAAATCGTGGAACTTTGTTTGCACGTAAAAAATGGGTTGAAGTGTGATAAGTGCGGTAAAATTATGACTTATGAAGAATTTTTCCCAAAATATCAAGCTGCAAAAACGGATACTGAAAGATTGAATACGTTGACTTGCGAATGTGGTGGAAATTTTCACGAAGTTGTTAAATTTAAACAGGACGAAGAAACTAAGAGATATAATCTTATAATTGATGGAGTTGAACTTGATAACGAAAAGTTTAACAGATTAAGAAAAATTATTATGTATCAAAATCTTCCAGATTTTAAAGATGATTCTTGGGTTGATAAAGCTATACGAAAAGATCAAGAGGAAAGATAGAGGCTTATGTCGAAAGGACAAGGAGCTGCAAGTACCGAAAGAAAAATGTTATGTCTTGTTGCTAAGACAAATTATAAATTGGAAGACGTTTATGATATGCCGATTAGGAAGTTTTTAAAACTTCTTGACATCGTTAATGATGCTATTGAATATGAAACAACTAAAATCGGATTGATGACTGGTATGGTTTCACTCAAAAAGGGCGAAACTATTGAACATTGGATTTACAAGAAAGACAACGGTATGTATGGTAATGCCGTTGACGCCGATTCGCTTATCAATAAGATAAACGGGAAAGGTATGTAATTAAATTAAAAATAAACTCCGTTAAATGGTCAACGGGGTTGTTTTTATATAAAAACAAAATCATTTAAAGGAGAAAATATTATGGGAAAAAGATTTTTAGCTTCCGTTGCTAACGTTGAACTTTTCGAAAAAAAGAACGGCGTATTAACCCACTTTGCTTCTGCTAAAACTCTTACCGATTCCGCGTTCGGCTTCACCCTTTCAATGGAAGAAGTTCGTGCTGGTCAGGGCGGTAAACTTTATGGTCGTTTTGCTCATACTTCTGGTATGACTTTCACGATGACCGATGCAATGTTTGATATTGATTATATTCGTGCTCTTATCGGCGCAGAAAAATCACTTGGCGGTTCTGTTCTTTATACCGAAGAGCTTGCTGGTGGTGCTAAAATTGCTCTTAGCAAGACTCCCGTTTCTATGGGTAGTCTTTGCGGTATGGACGGTAAAATTGCTTGGGGGCATGTTGCTGATTGCGAAGGTGAAGGCGATGATGAAGCATTTGAAATTGATGCACAGAATCAGATTGATTTGACGAATTATGCTGGCAAGAATGTTTGCGTAACGTATTTTGTTCAAGATCCTTCTGCGACTCTTATGAAGATCAAAGCGAAGTTCATTCCCGCTGAACTTGTTGCTATTGCAACCGTTCAGGAATTTGCTGGCGATGCTTCTGCTCCTGAATCTGGTAAGCCCGCTGGTGAACTTATTATCAAGATTCCTCGCTTCCAGCTTGATGGTCAGTTCGATCTTACGTTGAATATGACTTCTGCGGCTTCTATCGCGCTTAATGGTACGGCTCTTGCTGTTTCCAGCGGTGATTGCAGCGGCGAAGACTATTATGCGGAAATCGTTGAAAAGGTTGACGGCTCTGATTGGAGAGCAAATCTTAAGGATATTGTTATCGATCCCGAACATCTTAGTGCTGGTGAAGCACCTGTTGTGTTTGGTATTTACAATAACGGTTCTATTTTCTTGATTCCGAATGAAAATATCGAGAAGCAGGAAACGACCGCTGGTGAGAAGAACGGCTTCACGAATTACGCCGATGGTAAGTGGACAGCTGCTGGTGCTGCTACTGTTACGATTTACAAAGCAGATGGTTCTGAGCTTTTGAAGGAAACGGCTACCGTTGCGTAATCTAAAATAAAAATTTAAAACGTTGAAATACGTTTTGCGAGATGGGGTTGAAAAATACCCCATCTCTTTTTAACTATTTAAAAATGTGAATAAAAGCAATTTTTTATTGTTAAAAATATGGCAATTTTTCGTATATTTTTTACAAAAACATACGACCATTTTTGTGCAATTTGCACAAATAAATTATTAACAAAAATACAAATTTTTAATCAAAAAAGGAGGCTCTATATGATCTCATTATTAGAAAGTGCGAAACTTGCTGATGGACGGAACATTTTAAATTTTTCTGTTGATACAGCAGAAGAAATTAATCAACTTCCCTCTGGCGGTGCCAAGTGGGAAAGTACAGGGCACGATTATGGTGCGCCAGCGGTTGGCTCAACGGCTACATTAGAAGATACTGGCGAATCTTATTATCTCAATGGAAATTTGCAATGGGAGCTTGTTGGTAAGGGTGAAGTTTTAAGTTCGGTTTATTATGTTACCGTCGAAGAAGGTTCCGATGGAAATTATATGACAAATTATACTTTTGCTGAGATTAAAAGTTATTATGAAGAAGGTAATGGTATTTATTTGAAGAATGGTGAAGATATTTATGTTCTTTCTTATATTAATGATATTTCTGCACAGTTTGTACAAATTTATAATCATAACGGCGTAAAAGCTCAATCGTTTATGCTTTCACTTGTTGAGGGTGAATTGATTATTACAAAACATGATTTGTCATTTGGTTTGCTTCACGTTCCTACAAGCGCAGATTATACTTATGGTCCTACAACTGTAACTTATGATACGACTGACGGACTTACGATTCACGGAAAGACGAGATTTGTAAATACTGTCGGTGAAGATAATTTTGATTCAACCATTGAGATCCCCATTCAAGGTAAGGATGGCATTACGATTGATAAAGATGCAGATACAGAATTTATAAATATTCGTGGTGCAAAGGCGGTTATTCTTGATGCACTTCCTACGGCAACAAACGGCACAATTACAGAGGCTCAACTTGCGGAACTTCAGGCTTCAACAAGCAATTATATTATGTTTAATAATAAGAAATATACTTATGTTGATGAAAGTACGGTTGAGGGGTATCTTAAGTATTCACTTCTTGATTATGAAAATAATGAAGCTGTTATTAAAATCATTGCTATTACAATGAATACATTATCTTGGGTTTTGAACACAAAGAGTGGCGTTGCTACAAAAGATGATATTCATAATACAATGGAAGATCCTACGAGCTTCAAGACTTTGTTTGGTAATCAACATATTGTTGGTAATGGCAATATTGATATTTACGAACATGATATTGTAATTACTGGCGATAATATTAAAGCATTTTTAACTGTATATTCAAGTAAGAATACAAAGGTTGATAGTCTTAATGACTTAAAATTGCTTTGCGGTGATACATTTACAAAATCTTGTACGGGTTATGTTGATAGCACTGCTGTAATGGCTATTACAGAGTTGAAGTTACTTAAAATTAATGGGACCGATCAATTATTGACTGGCGTTACATTTGATGATACTTTAACTACGATTTAAGGAGATAAAATATGATTATTTTTGACAATAAAGATTTTTATGAAAATGGCGAAGCCGTTGGTGAATCTAGTTACGTAAATACAAGATGCGACTATTTGTATCTCGAAATTTCTAATGGAGATGGCGCAGAATTCAAACTTGAAGGACGCTGCGATAATAAAATTGTCGAAGAAGACGAGAAACAATATGTTGAAATTATGGGCAGAAATCTTTCGAATGATACAAAAGAAGCTTCTGAAAGTGGCAATGGTATTTGGGAGTTTAACATCAGAGGCATCCATGAATTTAAAGTTACAAAGGTAAGCGGCGATACAGCTAATGTTCACGGAAGATTAATTATTACCGCTGTATAAGGAGGTAATATACAATGGCTATTGATATAGTTGCCAGAGCGCTAGCCGTTTCTGGAAAACAAAATTTAAGTAATTACTATACAAAGAATGAATCAGATGCAAGGTATGTAAAACAACTTACAGATACAGTTGCATATGACAGATTATATGGTAGAACAAACTTAGGGGCTGAATCAGGTTTTAAAATTCTAGCTTATGGACAAGAAAATCGTACTATTGTACAGAGGACTGACGATGGTACTGTAAGAACTAATAATCCTACCGATCCTTTAGATGCTGTAAACAAACAATATGCAAATGCGAATTATCATCAGCTCACAGAGGGAACAGCCGTAAGTAGTAGTGACACGATAGATTTAAATACATATAAAACAGCTGGAACATATAAATTACCCGCATCTCCAAAGACAAACGTGCCTCCAGATGTTGGATCTGCAACTCCTGGAAAACTGATTGTAGAATATATTTATAGTAATGATTGTATCATACAAACATATTATTCATTATCCAACGTTGGGAAACAATATCGAAGAGTGTTTGATGCGGTTTGGACAGATTGGGAAGAACCTGCAACAACGAGTTACGTTGATAATAAGAAAATGTTCTCAGTAACCCTCTACGAGGCAGGTGATTAATTGTTATGAAATTAGTTACTAATAAAAGCAAAAATTTATTATATAGAATACAGCCTTTTGTAAATTGTACTGTAGATCTTCAAACTTCTTATGCTGTATTAAAACAGACCACTGCTGATACTAGAGCTGCTTTATCATTTAAATCACAATTATTTAAAAATAATAATTATGCAGGTGTAGCGTTATTTTCTGGACAAGAAGTTTCTTCTATAGGTATATTTACACAGACTTTCACAACACCATCTACGTTGCCCGATTATAACACAGTTGCATTTGGTTTGAATGGTCTTAGTACGGATACTACTTTTAAATGTATAATGCAACTTAAACCTTCTACCACTTATACATTTACTTGTAATTTTACTAATATAACTCAAGGAAGTATTTCTTGGAAAGATATGATGTTAGTAGAAGGAAGTACTGTAGGAGATTATGAACCTTATTCTTATAATTTATTAGATAGGTATAATTATTCTTCTACAAATACCACAAATGGTATAACTTTTACTAATAATGGAGATGGTAGTATAACAGTAAATGGTACTGCGACCGCTCAAGCAATATATTCTCTTCCATCTAATACAATTATAAAAAATAAAAAATATTTAGTTATTGGTTGTCCATCCGGTGGCAGTTCTTCAACTTATTATCTTAGATTCCGTGGATTTGATCCAGAGATAGGAAATGGCTATTTTATTGGAATTTCTTACGATTTTACTAATACGATGGAGATTGTAGTTGAGTCAGGTACAACTGTAAATAATTTAGTTTTTATGCCTCAACTCTTTGATTTAACTGCTATGTATGGTGCAGGTAACGAACCAACGACTGTAGCTCAATTCTATACAGACCATCCAGAATTAAAAGTATCTCCTTTAGGATTTATAGGATTAAAGAGTCTTGATATTAGTAATAAGAATATTAAAAGGTTAAGATATCCAACAACAACCAAGAATTTGTTTGATATAAGTAAATTTAAATCATCATCTGGTACTGTATCTGTTGATGGAGATAAAATTTCTATAATTGTCGATCCGAGTATTACAGCCGATACGTTTGCATTTTTCTATACTGTTTCAGTAAAGAAAAATACGAATTACACAATTAGTATACAAGACCGTTCTTACGATATTGGTAGTTGCTATGTTTATTCTAACGCATTATGGGGCAATATCATTAAATACGGCGCGCTCCCTTTAACTTTTAATAGTGGGGATAGAGAAAGTGTAGTTATTGGTTTTTATTCGCTTTATTTAAGAAGACAAGAAGGCGTTGAAAGTTGGGTGCAAGGACCTCAACTTGAAGAAGGTTCTACAGCTACTTCATACGTACCTTATGGATATTTAGATCTTGGAGTAATTCCTAGTAAGAGCGGATATGTCTTAAATGAATATAATAATCTTACAAAATCATTATTAACTGATAGTGTAGAATTACCAAGTGGAAATTGGAATAATAGTTTAAATATATTGGATAAAAGTAAATATGCAACTACGACCATTGCACGTGGTATTACAATTACTAACAATGATGATGGCTCATTTATATTAAACGGTACTTCTACAGGCGATGTTTGGTTTACCATTCAGTCTTCGTTGAGTTTAACTTCTGGAAGAAAAATGTTAGTTACTGGATGTCCGTCTGGTGGATCAAGATCAACTTATCTTATTCGTATAAATGATGGCAATGATGATGTTGGAGAAGGCAAAATTTTTACAGTAAATAATATCAATCCAAATGCGTATATATACGTTGCAACTGGCGTTGCAGTAAACAATCTTACTTTTTATCCGCAGCTCATAGATTTAACCTCTTTATATAGAAGTGGTAATGAACCTACTACAGTTGATGAATTTTATCAAGATTATCCAGGATTAAAAAATTTAAATAATAATTATCATATTCCAGATAAAACTAATATTTTATTAAATAAAGTTGAAGGTAAGACTAATAAAATAGTACAAATGTATAATTTATCTCCTATGAAAACAGCAACTTCGAGAGGTATTACTTATACCAAAAACATTAATGGCACTTTTACCGCAAATGGAACCGCAACTGGTGAAGCCATTTATAATTTGTTATCAAATATGGTTCCTACAGTTGGGCATAAATATTTATGTACGGGAGGTCCTGCAGGCGGCGGGATTACTTCTTATAGAATTAATAATAACATTGTTGATAGTAGTGGTTCTTATGTTAATGGATTTTCAGATTCTGGTAGCGGAAACATTTCAAGAGAATTAAGAGATGGTGAAAAGATAAACTCGTATATGTTTGTCGCATCAGGTTATACAGTAAGCAATCTTGTATTTAGTCCACAACTTTTCGACCTCACAGCAATGTATGGATATGGAAAAGAACCGTCTACCGTTGCACAATTTAAAAAAGATTATCCTAATTTCTTTGATAAAAAGTTGGATGGTGTATATAGTGTAGAAACTAGTGGAATTGCAACAACTGGAAAGAATTTGTTTGATATTTCAAAATGGATAACATCACCGTATGATGTAGCCAATGGAACACTTGTGGAAAGATTGTTAAATGGTGCTATTTGTCAGGGTAATAATGGAACAGGTGATGGGGATAATAGTTATTCAAATGGTTGGTTTACTCCAACAATTTATCCATTCTCGCTTCAAACATATTTAAAAGCTGGGACATACACCGTATCAGCCGATTACACCATGATTGAAAACAGCATTGTAAGTACCGCACGAGTTGGTTGTTATTTATATGGAGATTATCAATATACAACCTTTCCCATATCTGTAATCGTTGGAAATACGGTTAGAGTTAAAAATACCTATACAGTAAAAGAAGGTTATTATTATCCTGTATTTACATTATGTTCTGGTAAAGTAAGGATAGAAAATATTCAAATAGAATTAAACTCTACAGATACTACCTATGAGCCTTATACAGAGAATAAAATAGACTTTTCATCAGTACAAGGAATAGGTGGCATTGACGGAAATAATGATTATATTGAAGTTATTGATAAAGGTAACGGATTATATGATTTAAAGAAAACTCAGAATATTGCAAGTGTTGATTTAGGAACATTGGATTGGTATAAAACTGATGTATTTTATATTAATAATGCTGGTTTTATCAAACCTCTTACTTATGGATTATGCAAAGAATTTCAATGTGTTCCGTCAACCGTTACTGTATCTGGTGAAGATCATCTTGAAACACGTATTGATAATTTTTTCTATTTTAGATATACTTCTGATTCTACTTATAAAGATATGCAACCTGCACAATTTAAAATAGCAATGAACGGGATTATTCTTTATTACCAATTAAGAACCCCAGTAACTACAACCATAGCAACAAATCTAACTTACAGTCAAGTAAGTGCATTAAGAACAAATGGTGGACTTCTTTTGGTAAACGGCAATAGTAATCAAAAGTATGTTCAACCAAATGTAACAATCAAAGAGAATTACCAATATATTAATTGAGAAATTCTTGTATATTATTATGAACAATTCTCCTAATCCCTCCTTGTTTACAAGTAGGCAGGGAGGGAGAGAAAAAATTAAATAAAGGAGAAAAGAATTTATGGCTCAAGAAAACAATTATAGTAAAGTAGATTTAAGAGTCGGAACAGAAGCACAATTTAACGCAAAAGTTGATACTTTGCCTGCTGGAACATTATTTGGTATTACAGATGCTACTGTTTCTAAAGCTGATTTATCTACTGATTTAAAGAATGAAATAAATGGAAAAATAAATAAGCCAGCTAATCCAAGTGCTGATTCAGCTATTGTAATTAGTTCTACTGGTACAATTAGTACTAAAGTATTAACAGATATTGCTGGTAAATCCGAAGTTTCTGTAAGTGAAGATACGCCTAGTGGCGATGAAATTTTATGGATTAATCCATCAGGGACTGGTGGCGGATCGAGTTCTGGTGGCGGTAAGGTATATTTACACAAACTAAATATATACGCAGAAGGTGATGTTTACGGTAACTTTTTCTTAGAATTATATTCATCAAGTAGTACTCCTTATCAATATTCTCAATTATTTGAAATATTCACCGCTAATAATTATTATAGTTGTGCATTTAATGGTAGTTTTGGAGAAGGTGTAGCAACAATAGACTTTGCTTCTTCTATAGCGTTTAATGCAGTTACTTTAACTCAGTCGGGTAACAATATACAAGCCAAACAGTTTAATCAAGTTACACCAGTTAGTGTAACCGATACGGTGACTGAATTATAAAGGAGGGATAAAAATGTCAGTTTTAAAATATAAAGATTCCTCCGGGAATTGGAAAGAAGTTGGTTTAAATACAGAAGGAAGCGGTGGTGGAACAAAATTATATGCGCATAATATATCTTTTGCACTTTCAGAAGATAGTAATAGTGCGCCTACAAGTATAATAAATCAAATTATTACTCATACAAAACAAACAGAATTAACTCCAGATGATATATATGAATATTTTATTGGAAGTAGCAGCGAAAGACAACCTTTGCAAACTGCATGGGGTTACGGTGGGTATTTAGGCAGTACGACTCCCAAAACGCAATATACACCCATTAACCTTAATTTCGGAAAAAGAAGCATTGATGGTGTGACCTCTTTGTTATTATTTGTTCAGTTCTCAGATAATACCAGTTTTACTTATGGTTCATCCATAGATAGTAGTCAAACAAAAAAATATGTTATGTTTGATTTTGTAACAGAACTCTAAAAGGAGAATTATATAAAATGAGATATTATTATAAATCAAAAGAAGGAAATGGTTTCCTCAATCTTAAATCACCACTTTCACTTGATGATTTAGAGAAATATGATGAAATCACAGAAGAAGAGTTTAATGAATTAACTACGCCAGTAGTATATGAACCAACAGAAGAAGAACTTGCAAAACAAGAGAAAAGAAAACTCATTGCTGAAAAGAAAGCCCTTTTAATTAAATATCGTGAAGATGTTGAACAAGTAAGTTTATTTGGAATGGAAAGAGAAGATTTTGAAGAAAAGAAAGAAGCTTGCAAGGCTTTAGTTGAGGAATTAAGAGCGCTTGAGAAAGAGGTGGAATAATGCCTAGTATAAGTTATAAAGATCCCAATACTAATAATTGGGTTGAAATCCCACTTGCTAGTGATGAAGTAAGTATTGGTACTACTGCTCCTACAGATGAAAATATTACTCTGTGGGTAGATACGGGTAATAATCCAAGTGGTGGAATAACTGTTGATAGCGAACTCTCTACAACTAGTGAGAATCCTGTTCAAAATAAAGTTATCAACTCTGCTTTGAACGGGAAACAATCGTCTCTTTCTACCGCTCAATTGGCTGCTGCCAATTCTGGAATTACATCTGCAAAAGTAAGTACTTATGACGGATATGCAACAAATAAAGTTGGTGTAAATACTTATGCGACACAAACGCAGTATGGGATTGCTAAGATTTGGAAGGATTCTGACAATTATCTTTGTATTAGAACGGATGGAAATTAATTTGGAGGTGTTATAATGGCTTATAGTAAAATACAATATAACGGCTCCCAAGTAACTTTAGCTGGTGTTAAATGGTGGAATGGAACCGAGTTTGAACAAGTAAAAGGTATTAAGTTAAACGGAGAAATACTTGTTGATTTTTCTACGACAGAATTAGATTGGAGTGATTATGTAACCGCTTATAATAACGTTTGGGATGCGCAAGATCCACAGACTTTACAACAAACATTAGCAAAGATGACTGCCGAAAATGAGTTTGCAGTTGTTCGTTCTAGATGGATGTTGTATAATAGAATAGAATTATTTAATAATGCGGGTATTACTTCTGGTGATTACAGACTGTTCAATTTTAATAGTGATGGTAAAATATATGTTAAACAAGATGATAACATATTAAATAATTGGCAAGCCCTTAAGGATAATGGTGTGAGTGTAATCACAATGACAATAGCTCCCGGTTCTACATATGCCAATAATGCTCTGTTTGCTTATAGACATTTAACTGGATTGCCTCTTGTCTTCAAAACGGATGAAAATACATTTCAAGCTACTACTATATTAGATGGTAGTTTGGATAATATAGTAAAAACTGGCGATGCTTATAAACTTAATTTAGGCAATTTATCTAGTATTGTAGATTATAATGGTAACGCTTTAACTTCTGTGGATGTTGTTACTGCTATACAAAATCAATTAGGAATTACAGTTGCCAGTTCTACTAGTAGTACTATAGACCTTGATATTGCAAATGTAAACAAATGGGGATCTCTTGAATTATTAGATGCACTTTCCAATGTTTATTTGGAGGGATTTGGACCTTATGGTGCAATTACAGAATATGATGATAATGATGAAGAACATCCATACTCATTATATTATCTTGAACCAAATACAAGTTTTGAGCCACAAGATTATTGGTCTGTTCCAAATGATCAAAAAATACCAATAGAGATAGAAAAACCTATTTATTATAAAGATACGTCGGGTTGCGATGTTTATATTTTAACTGCATGGGGAAATACCATGATTGACGAAAATGTTAGTGTCGTTGATAATAGTTATTATTATGCGCAAGGTAATGGCGATGACGGTAACGCGGAGAATGAATATACGAATATAGTTTATTGGGATATTTCTTCTTTTGCTGGAACACAATATCCTAATTTCTTATGTTATATGAGTATGGTATTTAAAGATTTCACGCCCGAAACGATTTATAATGGAATGGATATTGCAAATCCAAAATGGATTGGTGTAAATACTAATGGAGATTTAATTGGTCAATCTTCTGCTGCTATAGTATTTCCATCGGATAGCCCGTATGATGTAACCGGAGGTACTCCGCCTAGCGTGAGTGATATTACTGCAGAATATTGGTCGAATATTAATGGACTTTCTGATTTGGCATGTAATTTTGCAATAAATCAATATGTTGAAACTGACTATAATGATGGAAGCGTTTTAGCTCCCGCTACAGTTGCCAAAGAGTTACTTAACGAATATGACAATAGTTTTCCGACTAAGTTCCTTTTGTCAAGCTCAAGTGCCGCAAGACAATATCCACTTAAATTAAAAATGAGATCTTATCCTGCCACTGCTTTTAGTTCTATAGGCGGTGGCATAGATACTAGTTATTGGTATCTTAATGCGTATGATCCTTATAATGTGGGGGGATATTATCCAGTCAAAAAAACAACCACTGCAAACGCAGGAATTTTATACAATACTACTGTTAATTATACAACTACATAATAGGAGGAAAGATATATGGCTGATGCAATTATTGTAGATGAACGTTTATCAACCTCTAGTACGAATCCTGTACAAAATAAAGTCGTAACTGCGGCATTAAATACTAAAGTTGCCAAGACTGATTATGCAGCACAGGGTAAATTTGGTATTGCTAAAATTTGGGTTGATAGCGATAGATTTTTAAATATTGTTACTACTGATAGTTATAGTTCATAAAATAGGTGAAAAATATGGAAAATATTATTATTTATGTTTTATTTGGTTTAGTTTGTCTTTGTGCAATCGGATATATTGTTTTGCAAATTATCAAATTGTCAAAGATGACATCTGAAGAGAAAAAGGAAACAATTATCACATACCTTAAAGGTTTGGTTGCTTTTGCAGAAAAGAAACTCGGTTCCGGTAAGGGCGCAGAAAAATTAAAGCTTGTTGAAGATATGTTCAAGAAAAAAGCACCTTTTATTTATAAAATGCTTTTGAAAGCAGTTGGTGTCAAAGACATTAAAGAATTGGTCGAAGTTGCGTTGGCAGAAGTTAAACGTGATTTTGTGAAGTGAGGTACATTATGGCTTGTGGTTGTTGTGATTTAAAAAGAATTAAAAAATTATTCGAAGAAAAACGCAAAAGAGAAGCCGAAGCTGCCAAGGCATCGGAAGAGAAAAAAGAAGTTGTTGAAGAAGCCGAAGCCAAACCGATTGCTAAGCCTCGTAAAAAGAAAGTTGAAGTGAAAGAAGAGAAAGTCTCAGAAGAGGAAGAAATGCTTTGATAACTCTTCTAGAGGAAAAGAGGATAAATAAATCGTTTTATTTAAATTTTTCACTTGACACTGTGAAGGATATGAAGGATTTGCCACACCATAACAGACCTTGGAAGTCTATTGGTTTTGATTATGGTGTGCCACTTCCTGGTTCGACTGCATTACTCGAAGATCTTGGTGTAACATATTATCTTGGTGAAGACCAGATATGGCATCTTGTAGGAGAAGGTGGTGGAACTCCCGCAGAATTAGAGAAAATTTTGAATGAAATTTACGATTAGATATCCGTAATGGGTGGTACTGTTCCTGAAAACAAGAGTGTTGATAATGTTGTTCCGTCAATAGCAACAATTCCACACGTTGAAGTGGAAGACGGTGTTGATACTATTATCTACGATGGCAATTTGTATTTGTGAGGTGATATATTATGGCGGAAAAGAGTATTAAAACGATTTTTATATTAAAACACGGGACTCAATTTCAATTTGAATCCAATCATATTGTTTTGAGGGACGGAGAACCATCTTATACTACCGATACCCATATTTTTAAAATCGGTGATGGGAAAACGGTTTGGGAAAATCTTCCCGCTATCTCTGGTAGCGGTTCTGATTTTAATGTGACACTTATAACTGGAGGGACTGCAAATGGCAACTGAGAAAATTCTGAATACCATTATTCAATGTCAAATATTCCATGTTCTAACCTCCGTCATTATATTTGCACAGAACCGTTCTCTATGCTACAATCATTCTAACAACTTCGAGTAACACGAAGTCAAGAGAAAATTTGGAGGCACGGGCATGTATTATACGATCAAGCAAATGGCACAGATGTTCGGGG